ATTGATTATTTTGGAAATGTTCTGTACCTTTTTTATTAAAAAGTATAAACAATGAAATTAAAATAAATAATATAATAATTACTATTAATTTGATATTCATATTATAATATATTTATAAAAAATATAATATAATTATACAAAATAAATTTTATTTACAAGACTTTACCAGTATCTCCTTTGGGTCCCTTTTCTCCGGGGTTCCCTTGACAAACAACTTCTTCGTAACTAATTAATTCAGCCAAAGGAATAAGTTCTTGAAAACGTTCATATTTAAACACACTTAATAATAAAATTAGTATAACTATTATAATTAAAACTATATTAATCATAACTATAAATTAAATAAATAAATTAAATTAAATTAGAATTTGTAAATATATGGTAAACTGTTGGGATATTTCCGGTTTTCATTGTAGTAAATATCACTGGCACTCAATGGATTCGATAAATCTTTTTCTAATGTTTTATTATATTCCAAATTATATGATTGGTTATTTATATTTAGGTCTTTAACATTATCACTACATTGAGCATAAGGTTTTTCTAATGGACCATTATATTTTAATACATATGGTTCGCCAGCATAGTCTTTCATTTTGTCATAGTTATCTAAATTTGCCATATTTAATTTATCGCTTGTATATTTTAAAACGTTTTCAGGTGTAAATAACAAATCCTGACAAGTGAATCCCTCGAAATTTCCGAGGATTACTAAGAATATCAATAATATAACTAGTAGTAAATTAAGCATAGTAGTTAATATAATCATATAAAAAAAATTAATTAAAATCTAAAGTGACACTATGCTTCATCTTATTAACGTATTTGGTGGCACAAGTCGATAATTCGCGACGTTTTCTTTTCGATTTAACTTTATTGGAAGTAGGTGTCAATTTCTTGGTAGTTTTACGAATATTTTTATTCATATCCTTTTCTATATCTTTGATATTTTCCTCAATATAATCTAATATTTCGTTTTCTAACGCCCATTTGAAAAAATTCAGTTGTCCTATAGTTGTAGTTAAATATTTATCTTTATCATAAAGATATTCTATACGCGACCGCCTACAAAACGGATCAAATTGTTTTTTTGAGAATGCCTTTAGTTGGTTCTTATAAGACAAATACACAATAAATTGTGATTGTTTGCTATCCAAATAGTAACTAATATTGTTTTTCTTTGAATAATTTGTTACGAACCAATCAATAATACGTAGTGAAATTTTATTTTCACCATTTAATATTGGTATAATACGATTGATATTTTTTTTATCTGAAAAAAAATCATTTATAGGTTTTATTAATAGTCCTTGTTTTCCCGTTAAAGACATTATACGAATTAATAATAATATAAAAAAATTACTTTAAATGGTTTATTTAAACATTGGACCATTTAAAATACAACTAGAATTTTGACCTCCAGGTATATATGTACCGGTCTTAGTAAAAACTTTGAATTGACTAGGTGACATTGCGGAAGCACTACGAGAATTATGTGTAGCTAACCAACCACTTCCACCGGTTTTTGGAAAAGATGGTACCATTTTAACATTACCACAAGAATTACATAATCCTTTCATTACTAAATAATATGGAACAGTTCCACCCTTTTTATTTTTTTTTGTTCTTTTGAGGTTAGATTTAGATCCACCAGTTGTCTTATAGAAATTAGTTAGATTACCAGACATTTTTGGTAGTGGTATAGCTTGGTTACCAGAACAATTACATATTTGTTGAACACTGCTCATAGCCATATTTGACGCGGGAGATCCACCTTTCATTAATGGTACAATCATAAAGGCATCTATAACTGGCTCTGTTACTAAATTCATTACTGCTTTTGAAGCGGGAGACCCACCTTTTTTTTTCGAATATTTTCTTGGCATTATACTATTTATTTAGAAAAAAGTTCTCTTTCACAACTTTTATAATCCCAATTAAATTTCCTACATATTTTTCTTAATAGAAGTTTATTTTGATATAAAACAATATTCTTCATGTCTTCATAATTATTTTCTTGAAGTTCCATGATAGAAAGCGAATTAATGCGAAGTAATAATAATAATAAAAAAATAATAAAAATTAATCAAATTTTTTAATGTTTAGTAATTGTTATTGCTATTTTACTAACAATTTGTTATTTACACTATCGTATTTACCTACATAAACTGGCTTTTCAATATTATACGTATATACGTTTTTATTTTCGTCCACTAAATATTCAATGGTTCCACCAAAATTTTCCCGTGTTGTCGCAATGTAATTATCATCATTAGCAAAAGCGTGAATTTTCTTTTTTCTACCTCGCTTTCCCTTCTCTTTAGGTTTAAATGATACGTCATCTATACGCCCTTGAGGTAAATTCTTTTCATGACTCAAACAATAATCCGCGTCACCGCGGCGTGAACGCGTACATTGATTTCCATCAAATTTTCTACCCATACACCGTTTATTATTATCTAATATCCTACGATTACGTTTTTTTATACCTAATTCAACCGCCAATTTTGTGGAATCGAGTTTGAAAGAAGTTTTAAGTTCATCTTTGTTTAGGTTATATTTGTCCGATATATTATTTAGGATTGACGAATATAATTCATCAAAGGTCTTTATAAGTTTAGCGGAAATAATCGGCTGTATTTGTGTATCTTCCATTTTGTCTTAAGTTATTAATTTAAATCAATAATAACATATAAATTTAAATCAATTTTATTATTGATTGAATTTTATTATCATACTTAAGACCTTTATTGTGTTGCGCACCCTACTTGTTCTTGATATGTATCTTGATGTGTATTTTGTTGTTTTTCTACATAAGTACTAAACTGACATAATTGGGCGTTTTCGGGTATTGTTGCATCTGGTTTGTTTTTATTTTCTAACAGTTTTCGCACATATTTTTTCCTTTCCATACTCAAATTATTTTTAGGAAATATAACATTAAAAGTAATAATTAGATTACCATTATTATTGATACCTTTATTACGTATAATTTTCTTAGAAAACGGTCTAACTATATTATCCTCGCGAACGTGTAAATATTTATTATCTAAATGTTTAACTAAAAAATCAAAACCACACAAAGCATCTATTAATGAAATCCTATATTCTAGTAATAAATCGTTGTTTTCTACATCATAAACTTTATGTTTAGTATATTCAATAATCAATAGTAAATCATCCTTTTCTTTTGTGTCCAAATTAATATTGCCTTGGTTTTTATATAATATAGTTTCGCCATTTCGTATTGTTTGTTTTAATTGGATGTTGAAAGGTTTGCGTATGGTTACTATTTTTTTACCAAGACATTCTTGACATTCGTATCCCTGTTTGATTTTTTTCCCTTGCCCTGTACATTCATCACACGTCGTTTCTGATGATGTAACAAATCCAGGCGCCAACATATTAATTTTCATTTTTCTTCCTTGTCCATTACACCCATTACATCTTATTAGGGCAGTTTTATCACGTGTTCCTTGACCTAGACAACTCATACACAAGTTTTTCATCTTAATTTTAATTTCTATGTTTTTTTCAGTATGTATTTCTTCCAAAGATACTGGTAATATATGTTTTGTAATACGAGGTTCTCGATTATTGAATGGAAATCCAAATGGATTAGACATATGTGATGTCGTGTTTTCATTACCAAATAAGTCGTAATTTTTCCGTTTTTCCGGGTCAGACAATATATCGTATGATTTCGCTATTTCTTTGAATTTTTCTTCACTTTCCTCTTTATTATTTGGATTTCGGTCTGGGTGATGCTTTTTTGCCAATAATTTATATCTTTTTTTTATTTCTTCATTGTTAGATGATTTTGAAACTCCGAGGATTTCATATGGATTAGACATTTAATTTTATTAATTGTTTTATTCTTTAAATATGGCCTATTTTCATTTGTACATATTACATTTATTAAATTGTAGATTAACTAATTGTTTATCATTGTAATGTGCTTCTAGACCACCTACATACGCATTGTTATTTGTGCAATATACAGAGTTTGTTTGGTGGCGCGTTTCTATATTTCCAAGTGTATGTTTCTTAGGAAGTTTGACCTTTCCAGTTGTCAAGTCTCTACAGAATATTTTCATTCCTGAAATACCCTTTTTAGTATTGTCGTATGCTACATCCATTCTGAATATACCTGAATTCTTAGGACATTTTACTTTTTTAACATTTGTTTTTTCGTCCATTCCCGCAATTCCCTCGGCATTTCCCAATGGTTTTGTTGAACCGTCTTTTTCGTATAAATATTGGAAACTATTAATTATACCTTCCGACGAAACATTCCCAATTATGCCATTAACATAATTCTCATTAGAATATTTAATTGTTTTACAATCTTTACAAGGTTCTACTTGTCCTAATAATTTATCTATTTTATATGATTTCCAAGATTTGGGTTTATATTTATTCATATCTTCGAATAGACTATTATCTATTTCAAATGATGTATCTGTCAGTGTGTCTTCATCGCGACTCATTGTTTTAACCTTCAATGAACATATATCACAAGTTTGATTTTTACCTTGTGGTCCTTTGGGACCGATCTTTCCTCTTGGTCCTTTTTTACCTTGATCGCCACGTTTTTTGAAGTAATAACATAATGTGAAAATAGCAATAAAGCAATTCAAAATAAATATATGTCCAAAGAAACTTATACTTGCTAGTCCATAAGCGTTAAACGTTTGGTTTTTAGATAAACTCCTATGAACAACCATTAATCCATACGCAATCATTAATGTTAAACTCAATAATGTAAAAAATATAATACGCCAATCAAATATTACAGTAAATAGCATATCGCTAAATGTTCTTTTAGTTGTTTTCGCTATGTTGATTGTAGTTTTTCTTGATGAACCTATATATTCATCTGCTAAATCTTTACTATAATCATAAGCACCACGAAGGTCGGTCATTATATTATATAATATTATTATAATAATTATTATTATTTAATTTTGTCCTTTTCGGCAACATAATTTATAGTTATTTTCCAATAATGCCGGGTTTTGTTCATAATCATCGGGACATTTATCGGTTGCTATAACACAATAGTCTTGCGTTTTTAATTGGTCAACATCATTGATTTCACATATTTTAGGATGGACCCAAGTGAGGTCTTCAGATGCTTCTAATCCTTGTATGAAACCAGTTTTCACCGAATCCGTTTTCTGTGCTTTAATACCGATTTTGCCTTTATTTTTAGAAGGATCGTCGCAAATATTGCTCATAATATATTTATTTACAACTGGAACATTTTTTTCAGTTGCGCAACACACATATGGGTCAATATTATTATATACAAATCCATCTTCATCTATACCGGCACTTACATTAACTTTCCCTTTTTTCAGTTCTTCTAATACCTTATTTTTTTCATTACCAATAAGACTTATTGATCCATTAAGAGGTGTAAATGGACTTTCGCAAGGTTTGGTGCTAATAAAGCACATACCGTTTTCAGAATTTTGATGTTTAAATGTTGGTTCGCTTGTAAAGTCTCTTTTTGGAACGTATGGTAATGGTTCGGTATTACATTTAGATAATATGGGATCTTTTTGTTGTTCTTTGGATAATTTAGTATTCAGCGTAACATACGTATTATTTTGTGTTGTTTCGCCACGCAATTTACTAGGCTTCAAAATGAAACTCTTGCTTTTGAATTTAGTAGCATAAAAGTCCATAAGCCCATCAACTTCTTGGTAATACATACATACAAATTGACATCCAAATTCAAAGGCATTATTAGGACTATATTGACGAGTAAAGAAACTTTTTTCTTCTGGGACAATAACCGACAATCCACTTTTATTGTAATTCATTAATGTTTCCGTATCTTCTTTAATATATTGTGAAATTCGAACAGTTGGGTCGATAGATTTATTATTGATTTTTCTTAATTCATTTGTATTCCAAGAACCATTTATAATTTCTTCTAATGTACTATTTTCAAAACCTTCACTACTTAATATAACTACTTTCTCTTTTAATTTTTTAATGGGTTCAAGAGCTATATTTTTTTGATTATAACCATATGTTATATCAAGAAGTCTAGTTCCACAATGTTTTATTATAGATTCCTTAATTTTTTTAAGAATTTTATGATTTTTTGGCATATTTAGATTTAATCCTATTAAAAGTGGGTCTTCATAATTAGTAACTATTCCAGGATTAAAGGCATTTGTCCCTATTGTTTCCATAACTTCATCAAAATCCAATGAATTCAATGATAATTTCCAATTACCATTTTTAAGACCAACACATACAAGTGGTTTTTCATTATCACTATACACATCCAAATATAAGAACCTAGCTCCATATCTTAATATACGTTTTAATATATTTGTGCTTGTGTAATCCAACATTTGGTTTTTTCCAGTATAAGGCCTAAACGCACTGGCAATATAGAAATTACATAAAGGCTGTTCAAGTTCTTTTTCATCATCCAGAGAACTAATAGTAAAATAGTCGTCATAAATGTATAACCTTTCCATTACCTTGCTTACACGGTATTTATCAGATATGTAGAAACTTAGTATGATGGTAATAAAAAGTATAAAAAATAGTATGATGAATTTACGGTAATATTCAATATTTTTCAATAATTTGTTTCTTAAATCTTGTTCCATATATATTTATTTATATTATTTTAATATTATCCATTTAACATAAAAACTAATTTTATATTTTAAGTATGAAAAATTTATTAGAAATAATAAATAAAGATATTGAAAAAATATTTTCGGGAGATTTTAAAGAATCGGAAAAGGTATATTTTTGCACTCGATGTATAACAAGTTGTATGAATATTTTAGATAATATATTAACCAAAAAGGAAATAAAACAAACCATTTCAAAAAAAATGCTTGTCATTTACAGCTATATTATAAATATGGATGATATTGAGATTTATGATGTGTTGATGTATGATATTTATAATAATATTAAAACCTTAAACCACGAATTTGCCGAGAAATTTCATTATAAATGTCTCTTTAAAAAAAAGAATATAGAATATCACCTAAATATGATTATGTTTTATAAGAAAAATAATGAAACAACCTCAAACCTATATAACTATTACTTTAATGTTGAAAATTATTATAATTGTTTGAAATTATTGGATTATAGTGATAAGGATTACTTTTATAAGAAGATGATCTTATGTAATAATATTTGTGATTTTGAAAATTTAGACCAAAACATTAGTAAAATAATAGAATATTCAAAAAACAATATGTGTTCGCCATATTTACTTATTTGTATGGGGTTGGGCAACACTATTATGAATAATTGTGTGAAACGGTATTATAATACTATATATAACGAACCCTCTAATAGACTAAAGGAAAATGTAGATATACCATCTATTACTCAAAGGAATACAAAAAAGATATGTTTAATTGTTGATAATAGTAAATACAATTTAGAGAACTATATAATAAGTCAAGTTGAATATGTTATATTGGATTTAGCTTTAACTTTAGGTAATGTGTTTCCTAAAACTAAAAATGTCGAAATAATTCATGGTGATTTAAATGAAACTAATCAAGAAACTATTTATGAATTATTAATAAAACATCAATTTTACTTGGCTATTAATTTTTGTAGTTTAAATAACACGGATGTATTTCGGTTATTATCTAGGAAAATTGCGAAAATACAAATCAATAATAATGATTACTTAGGTAGTCATACACATGGCATTTTCGATTATATTATACTAGGTAAATTCTATAACGAAATGAATAGTAATTACGCATTTAATGAAAAGAAAATAATTGTAGATTGTCCGATTATATTGAATATAGATTACAATAAATCATATAATTTTGAAATTAAAAGGAATTACGATTACATCATATATTTAATTAATAAAAGTATTAATAAAAAACAAATAACTGATTTTATGGTAGATTATATCTATAAAGTAATTAAATTCAATATACGGAATATTAATCGTGGTATTTATAACAAGGAACTGCTTATTGAACGACAAATCAAGACAATTATGGATAAAATGAATAATGATAATAACTACACTCTTTTTCAAAATAATTATAGTAAAATACGCGATTTGAAAAAAGGCAATATAAAGGAAAAACAACTATATTCAATGTACTATAATATCATATTACCAAGAACCAAACATAAAGATTATTTTCGCTTTTGTGTTCTTAGTGGTTCTAAGAAAATAAGTAAAAAGGATATTTTAATTTACAATCAAATACTAAAAATGGCTCCGAGTAGTGTATTATATATACTAGAAACCGTGTGTTTTGAAAATAGAGATATGTTATTGAAACATTTCGATGAAGATATAAAAGAAAAGGTATATTTTATACCGTTTATTGAACCACAACTCAATTTATATAGACTTATTTACTTTGATTGTATTTTAGATACACTCAACTATAATTTAAAAAATACTATATACGACTTATTAGTTTGTAAAGTTCCAATTATATGCTTTCAGGGAAATCATTTGTATTCAACAATTACAACAAGTATTTTAAAGAGTTTAAACATGACCGATACAATATGTTTGACAATAGACGAATTTATTAAAAAATCGGTTAAATTGTCGGAGAATATCGAATATTATAACACCATTAAAGAAAATTTTAGTAATAATAAGGTAAGGAGTTATTACCCAGAAAGATATATAGAGAAAATAATTAATAGTATAATAAAATTGAATATTTAAAATTATGGTATTTAAAATTATAAACTATTAATATTAGATAATATGTCTCTCACAATCAATAAAAAATCCGATGAACCACTTTTACGCGAAAACCCAGGTCGTTTTGTTATATTTCCTATTGAATATCATAATATATGGGGTATGTATAAAAAAGCCCTAGCATCTATATGGACGGTAGAAGAAGTTGATTTATCTAAAGACGCTAATGATTGGATGAAATTAAATACTAACGAACGTAATTTCATTGAAAATATTTTGGCTTTCTTCGCGGCAAGTGATGGAATAGTCAATGAAAATCTATGTGAACGTTTTATGAATGATGTACAAGTCACTGAAGCTAAATGTTTTTATGGTTTTCAAATTGCTATGGAAAACATCCACAGTGAAATGTATTCACTATTAATTGACACATATGTCAAAGACACTACACGTAAATTAGAACTCTTAAATGCTATTGAAACAATCCCATCTATTAAAAAGAAAGCAGACTGGGCATTGAAGTGGATTGGTGACGATGATTCCGATTACAATAAACGTGTGATTGCGTTTGCTGCAGTTGAAGGCATCTTTTTCAGTGGAGCATTTTGCTCTATATTCTGGCTTAAAAAACGGGGTCTTATGCCTGGATTAACATTTAGTAATGAACTTATTTCACGGGATGAAGCATTACATACTGAATTCGCTATTATGATGTATAGAATGCTCGTTCACAAATGTTCAGAAGAAACCGTTAAGGAAATTATTACTGAAGCGGTTGAAATAGAAAAGGAATTTATTAATGAAAGCATACCTTGTAAGCTTATTGGAATGAATTCGGAACTTATGAGTGAATACATTGAATTTGTTGCGAATCGCCTCATTGTTCAATTAGGTTATTCGAAAATATATCAAGCTAAGAATCCATTCCCATTTATGGAAATGATTTCATTGGAAGGTAAAACAAATTTCTTCGAAAAAAGAGTAGGAGAATATGCGAAATCAGGTGTAAAATCTGGAACACAAGTATCTAAAAAAATTGTTTTGGATGCCGATTTCTAAGTTGTTCTTAATGTATTCATATATTCATCTATCCATTTATCACCATAATTACAATTATAATATTTATGATGTAATATATGGTGATTTTTTTTTGTATTTGGTGTATTATGGTCTATTTTTATTGTTTTGTAGTTTCCACGTATAATTAAATATAATAGTATTAGTGTATTTGTTTTAAGAAGTATTGGCACAATAGCAAATGGTATAAAATTACCAAATATAAAATCAATTGGATGAGAATATGCTGCCCTTATGCCTATAGGTTCGTTGAATTCGTGATGAATTTTGTGATATTCATACAAGTCCTTGTTTATATGGGAATATCGATGAGCCCAGTAGAATGCTATATTTGAACCATAATTAGTTATCGTAATAGATAATATTGATCCAATTATAGAAAATGGACGTGGTTCGTAAATGTAATCTATATAAATAAAAAATGGAATTGTATAAAACAATATATTCTTTAATACGGTTGGTAATGCTTCGTAATAAGCTTCTAAATAATTTTTAGTTTCTTCTTTATTTTTATTAATTATAACATCTCTATAAAAACATTTAGCTGAAAAAAAGAAATAACTACTTACAAATGTTAAATAAAAAAGCATACGTAATTAACTTGATTAATTTTAGTTTCTAAATTTTAAATATTTTTTTAGGTGATTGATATGTTAAATAATTCACTTAAGCTATTACCCAAAAGGCATCGCTCTATTGCCAAAGATGCCAATTTTGAGATATCTATAATATCTACCTTATTGTGTTTTTCATGAACGAAATTATTCTCTAATAGTTTATCTAATTTATCTTTCCATAATACAGTATTTGTAACACTAACCCGGTCAAAGGAACTATTGTGTATTTTCCTTATAGCATCGTTACTGAATATTCCGTGACACGCACACATTATTACCTTTGACGCCCCATTTTCCTTTAAAACATCGGCCGCTTTACACGCGGTTCCGGCTGTATCTATTATATCGTCAATAATGATACATACTTTATTTTCTATTTTCCCCATAATTACCATATTTTCTACTTCATTAGCAACTTTGCGTTCCTTATACATAAAAGCCGACCCTAAATTCATCTTTTTTGCCATATGAACGACCCTCTTAATTCCGCCTTCATCTGGACTCACCAATATTACATCTTTCAATTCTTCAGGTGGAACAACTGTTTTGATATATTTTATGAAGTATGGTTCTGAAAACAAATTATCTAATGGTGTAAGACCAAAGAAACCTTGGATTTGATCGGCGTGAAGATCGAAAACAATTACCCGAGAAACACCTAGACTTTCAAACATAGTTGTCATTACCCGTGCGCTAATAGGAGTTCGAGAATTATTTTTACGGTCTTGGCGTTGATACGGATACATTGGCAGTACGAGTGTAATTGACTTCGCACTTCCACGTTTAACGGCATCTATCATAATAAGAACTTCTAATATTAAATCATTAACCGATAATATTGTGCCATTATTGGTTGGTGTTTCAACTATACTTTGTATAATTACTATATCCTTTTGTCTAATATTTTCAGTAATATGATCAATTTTTACTTCACCACTAGCAAAATATCCCGGTGATTCTTGGGAAATACTACAATCATATCTCGATTTAAAATTCTGGGCGATTTTATTACTTAATTTTCGATTACCATTTCCCATTATGAAACTGGTATTTTTAAGTTCGTTCGAAGGCTGATTGTTTGGAAAAATATCAAAGTTGAATTCCATGATGAATAATACTTCTTGAGTCTGTAATTATTAATTATTTTGAATAAATAAAAAATTTTCAAATTTTATTTAAGATACTATTATTTACTAATAATTATTAATGATAGATAAAGTCGATATTGTATGTGGATTAACCTGGGGAGACGAAGGTAAAGGGAAAATTATAGGCGAATTATTGAAAAATAATAAATATGATTGGGTATGTCGTTGGAATGGTGGGTCCAATGCTGGTCATACTATTTATTTAAACGACACGAAATATCATACCCATATTATTCCAAGCGGTATATTATATGGTATTAAATGTCTAATTGGACCTGAATGTTTTGTTAATATTGATGACCTTAATTCGGAAATGGAATATCTAAAAGAACATGGATTTGATATTTCGTTATTGAAAATATCGCCATATGTTAAAATCATAACATCTTCGCATAAAGAAGAAGACGCCAATAATCCAAGATCAACAGGCAAAGGCATTGGACCGTGTGCTCGCGATAAATACGCTCGTAAAGCAACACAATTAAAAGACCAGTGTCCTGAAAGTTTGAAGTCATTTTTAATGACTGAAGATTTACACGGAACTATCCTGTGTGAAGGCGCTCAAGGGTTTTGGTTAGATATTAACTATGGTAATTATCCATATGTCACATCAAGTGTGACATTACCTTATAGTGCTTGTAGTTTAGGATTCCCACCGTGTAAAATAAACACTATTTATGGTGCGGCTAAAATATATGATACACGAGTTGGTTATGATCCAGAATTTGAAGACCTTTGGCAACCAGAAGAAGAAACAATTGAAAGAATAGTTGAAGAAGGGAAAGAATATGGAACAACTACAGGAAGACCTAGGAAAGTGACATGGCTTAACTACGACAAATTAGTTAAAGCAATTAATATTTCGGGGACAAATGTAGTTATTATATCAAAAGTAGATATACTAGAAATAGTAAATAAATTTATAATACTAAAAGACAATAAATATATAAATTACGAAACACTGGAAACAATGAAAACAAAATTAGGCGAAATGTTGTTTAATGACTGTAAATTAATAAAAAAAATAATTTATTCCGATCATCCAGAACACGTTAATTTCTGATGTGTTGAGAATACCAATTATATTTACTTCCTAAATAATATGAAACTAACCATCCTAAAATAGCAAATATATTATCCATAACACTATTCCAAGTATCGTCTGGACCACCTTTGCCACCCGGCCATAATTTGAAGTATTTATTGATAAATAATATTCCCCAAGAAGTATTTTCAATGATTTCAAATAATATATGAAGAATTATCCAAGGTATTAATCCGATCTTCCAAAAATATGCTATACCTCCAACACAAAAATGTAAAAATGAATATTGGTCGATTAATGCCATATAATAATAATAATAATAATAATAATAATAATAATAATAATAATAATAATAATAATAAAATTATTAATTAAGGTTATTAAACAATATTCCACCTAATTTTGTTTCTTTGTTTCCAATGCACGTCCCGTGGGCCAGTTTATAATATACTTACCCTGTGGATTTTTCCATTCTCGTTTGAATACAATAATAGTGTCAGGACCACTTATTTCATTCATAATACGTTTGAATAATGTAATTTTATCAACTAACAAATCATCGTATTTAGACATATCTAATTTATTCAATTTCTCTATAAATTTGGCATTGATTTTAACACCGCGCATATTGTCAGCTAATTTCATTTTAATATTAGTTTCAATATCCTTCGCTGTCCAATAAAGGGTTGATATACCAATAATATGTTTGTTTTGTAAAATTTTAAATTTATTGGTTTTACCACTTAGATTTTTGAAACCAACAGAAACACTTGTTATTTTATTATTGTAATTGAATTGGCAAGATTTAGATCCCATTGACAAAAGTGCTTCCATATTTTTAAATTTATATTCCGCAGCCATTAATTCATATTTACCTTCCTGTACTCCGGATAAAACCTCCATATCAAATAGATACTTATTAGTAGTATTATTATACACTTTATAAACTCCATTTTTGACACCCGCTTCACGAACACCACCTGTTGCTCCTACATAACAATTTTTGAATGGAGTAACAAAGCTAATAAGTTTTCTATTATTTTTAATGAACACATTACGTCCCTCGACACGTTCAATATATTTGTGGAATTGAATAGTAATTGTATTTTCATCTATATCTTGAAGCAATTTGTTACCAACCATACGATATTGTTTTACTCTAATACCACTTCCACCAATATCAACGATACACGTCATATAATATTAATCAATAAGTTTTATTTTAATCCAAATGAATTTAATTTATCTGTTATAGATTGTGTATAAATACACTGATTAATATTCATTTCTGTATAATACGTTGAATATAAATCTGCTATATTATATTGTATTTTCTTATTAAGTAAAAATGCCATAGTTTCTGCTTTGGTATAGTTATATTTTTTAGTTTTATATTTATCTTCTTCCATTAAATAAAGATTGTTATTAATATGAATTTCAATCATATTTGATTTTATAATAAATAAGAAAAAATGTTTAAATTGTTTATTGTTTTTTACATTTCATACAATTAAGCACACGACAATTGGGGTCGTCTTTTGGTTTGTTTTCACAATCATATACGTCGCACAAAGGTTGGAGTAAAAGTTCATCATTAGATGCCTTAAGATATTCCATACCACGTTTAGATAAATTATTTGCTTGGGCATTTAATTCATTATCTTTATTGTATTGGGAAATGACAACTTGATCGCCGGAAACATTGGCCCATGAGTGTCTATTTTGAAATTTATAATTTACTGGTTCCGGTTTTGGTAAGAAGCACATAGAATCCCCGGCAATAGGGTCTTCAAGGCATCCTTGAAACATTTTTAAACCTTCCGCATTATTAGTATTATTGGCAGCATTAGTTAAAACGTTAACTAATTGATTATTACTGAGCATAAATAAACTGGGGTCTTGTTTAGGTTCTTCCCAAGAAATAGAGTTCATAGATACGGCATTTTCCATATCTAAATTTTCTGGATATACGTCGAAATTAGATGGTACAACATTGTTATTACTCATTATATATATTAAAAAGAAAAAAAAACGTATTTTTTTTATTATTGTATAATAATCAAATAATGTTTATCTATAAAAACAAAATCAATTACGTTAATAACTGTTTAATTCCAAATAGAAAAACACTACATCCACTTTTAAAGGATTACGATGAATTACAAAAACCTTATTCTCAGCAAGTATATGATGGATTGGAAATTTTCAAAGACTATGAAGATACAGAAACAAAAACCTTAATGACTTCTATTAATAAAACACAGACATTGAGTGGTCATATTAAATTACAAAATATGCTTATGAATAAGCAAAATCATAAGGACATTCAAAAAAATTATAAACTACTTATTAAAAATTACGACACTGTAAACGATTTAATTAAACAACTAGAACCAATAGAAGAATCACTATTGATTTATTGTGATGATAAAAACAGTTCTCTTAATGAAATTATGGATAATGTTACATTAAACTTTCCATATGTAAATAAACTAAATAACAATAAATTATTCCTGAATATCTATAATAATTATCATATATTTAGTCCATTATTAACTATAGTATCACCATTAGTCATGTTTGTAATAACATATTTATTTTCCAAGTTTGCCTTTTTCAAATATATCAAATATATGACATTCAACATTCCTAGTCTAGATGCCTTTAAAGATGGTAATTATTTAAGTGGACTACTAACATTAGGAATGTTTTTGTTTAGTTTATATACTTCTGTGACCTATTCAATAGTAAATCAAGAATTATTAAAAAAAATGTTTGAATTTAATCAAAATGTCAAAAAGTTCCAAGAAAAATTAAAAGAAACTCGCGATTTAATACCTGGATTCTTTGACATAGACTATAATTCCTATAGTTTCCTTGGAAAGTTTTATGAAAATAAGTTTAAACTGACTAAAGATAAAGGGAAGATAATTGTAGACTTCCATAAAATCAAACATAATAAAGATGCAATTAAGAATATGCTAATAAGTCTGGGTAAGTTAGATGCCTATATGTCTAATGTCAAAATAGTAAAAGAAAATCCGAATGTTTATTGTTTCAGTAAAATAATTAAGACAAATGTCCCAACTATAAAAGCACATGACATTTTTCTACCTATGAGTGTAAATACTCCCAATAAGGCTACCAAGAATACCATTGAAATAAATGGAAATAATATGTTAATAACTGGGCCCAATGCAGAAGGTAAATCTACATTAATAAAATCAGTTGCTTTATGTTTAATAATGTCGCAAAATCTCGGTATTGCTCCTTGTAAATCACTTAGTCATTCATATTTCGATACTATTGATACCTACTTAAATGTTTCCGACAAAAAAGGTGAAAAATCGTTATTTGAAAGTGAATTGGAAATTATGCAAAATTACATTGAGCAAATAGAGAAAAATCCAGAACAAAATTCGTTTATAATTATTGATGAAATGTTTACGGGTACTAACCCACAAGAAGGTATTGCGACTTCAATGGCAATATGTGAGCAATTAGCTTCCTTTAAAAATAGTATCAGTATTATTACGACCCATTATCAGGAATTAAATGAATTGAAAGATACAGACTATACAAAATACCATATGAATAAATATAAATTAAATCCAGGAAAAAACAATAGAACCAATGGCATTGAATTATTATCCAAAAAATTTAATAAAAAAATTATAAAACGAGCACAAGAATATAAAAAAAATCACATAAAGACTATTAATTAATTATTCATACATACATTATGAAAGTTAATATTATTCATAGCCAACATTCCAATAACATTATGTGTGATGCTGAAGTCATGAACTATATGCTCAAGCGGGTCAAAGAAAAACCCAAGATTTCTCATATTAATGTAAACAATTACACTTGTCCAAAAGCACAAATCAATATTTTCATCGAATCAATTAACTATAGTTTTATAAGAAAAGCGAAATATAATGTTTTTATACCTAATCATCATTATTTTTCAAAGGAGAATATTCCTATGTTAGAAAGTATTGACCTGGTCTTTTGTAAAACTAAATATTGTTATGAAGTTTTTAAGGATTTAGTTGAACCAGAAAGAATTAAAAATATAGGATGGCGATCTACAGATATTTCAAATCATAGATTGGATAAAACTCGCGAAGATTGGTTGGCTTTATATAATGACCATAATTACCAGGATATCCAGAAACTTATTGATATATGGCAATTAGATTATCCTACATTGAATATTGTCTTTAGTGGAGTTCCGAAAACCGGTCTAACTAAGAGAAATTTAGCAAATATAATGTATATTGAAACGATTGACCCAGGAAAATATGAAAATCTTTTTAATTCGTGTTTGATTCATGTATGTTTAGATACTATTGATAATTTTAACCACAATGTTAATCAATGTATGTTATCTGGTAATGTTCCTATATGTATCAATAAAGGACCAATAACAGAATTACTATATGAAGACAACTATTTCGCATTAACTTGTAGTAAAAAAAAGAATCCGAATTTCCTTGGTTCTAAATATACATTTTCCAAGGAAACGTTGGAAGAAACGGTGAAAAAGGCATTGAATATTTCAGATTCATCTCTGGAGTTAATGGGTGAAAATAATAAAATGTGGGCTTGTCGTCAACAAAATATTTTTAATGAAAGAGCCCAAGACTATTTCCAAGAAGTCTTTAGAAATACATTAGCTGTCAAAAAACGCGAAGACAAAGAACATAAGGACGAAGACCTACCGAGTATTTCACTCATTACTGTTTATAGTAGCACTATGAACTTTTTTAAATTGCCAATATTGAATTTCCGTTCCCACAATTATCCACGTGAAAAATTAGAGTGGGTTGTTGTCAATAATACAGAGGATGATGTCGAAAGTTTATTGCCTCCAGTAGAAGTCAGAGAACAATTTAGAATTCGATATACAAGGGCTGGTGAAGATGCTACATACGGACATATGTTGAATTTAGCTATTGAAAATGCTACAAATGATACAATAATGATTATGGATGACGATTATTTCTTTTATGAAACGGGATTGAGAAAAGTAGCAAATGAATACCTAAATAGTAAGAAAGAAGTCATTGGATGTACTACAATGGGAACATTTGATATTAATCGCTATATCTCTATTATTAGTACAAATGGACAAAGTATAGACTATTTCCAAAGAATTTATTTAGGAACATTGATGTTTTCAAAGAAATTCTGGGAAAATGGTAAATTTTCAACCGATGCTGGAAATGAAACGCAAGGACTATTAAGAGGAAGATTTAGAGAGTATTCGGAATATTCTTGGGAAGATAAGTATGTTGGACTCATTTATTCTAAGAATGAAAAAAAATGGCTAGTTCCAGACAATCAAGCACCAAATGGATGTCATTATAAGTTTTCAAAGAAAGTATATGAATTTATTGTAGGATTAGACCCAAAAGAAAAAGCATCGGAAGAAGCCTCGGAAGAAGCCTCGGAAGAAGCCTCGGAAGAAGCCTCGGAAGAAGCCTCGGAAGTTAAAACAATTTAAAAAATTGATATTTGAAATAAATTTAAGGTCTTTTAACAGATAATATTATTACAACTATGGTTAAGGTTTCATCGTATAAAGAATCCCAAATGCTTATTAATAAATATATTCAGTCAAACAGTAAAATTATAATTTTATATGGAAGAGGAAATAATGGTAAAACGCATTTGATGCGACAAGTTGATACAAGAGATTATAAGTTGGTGTTTGAATACAATGATATATTGGAATTGGGATTTATTAATAATGACAAAACTACAGATAAATTTATAGTTGAACTACACGATACTGAAGAACTTAGTTATTTCGAAGACAATAACACATCATTAAAAATTATTGATATGAATAGTATAAAAATGTAATTATAATAAAGTTCCTAGACATTTTGGTCGATAATAATAATCTATAGTTGAATTATGAAATGGATGTTTTTTTTTGGGTATTTCTGGCTCACAACGTAAATCCAGAGACATATTTCTTTTAGGTGGGCTCATTTCGTAGAAAGGGAACCCTTCTAATACTGAACTAAATACCATAACGATTATCAATATAAGTATTAAAATAATATTAATCATTTTTTATTATAATATATTCAGAAAATTAATTTTAATTAATTTCTGTAAAATTTTTTTCTTTGCTTAATGTATAAAATGGGAGGAGGTTTAATGCAATTAGTCGCTTATGGTGCTCAAGATATCTATCTTACAGGAAATCCACAAATCACATTCTTCAAGGTCGTATACAGACGCCACACTAACTTCTCAATGGAAACCATTGAACAAACCATTAATGGTTCATCCGCACTTCCAGCAGCAGGTTCTGAAGCTACTGGAACAGTAACTATTTCTAGAAATGGTGACTTACTTGGTGCCTTATATGTTCACTTACCATCATTTGATGGAACTGCTGCTAACCGCGCAGTAAAAGAAGTTAGACTCGAAATTGGTGGTCAAGAAATCGACAAACAAACAGAAGAATGGATGGAAATGTGGAATGAACTTAGCACCACCGAAGCTAAGGCATCCGGTCTTAAATCTATGCAAGGTGCTGTAGGTACTGGTTCATCCACTGGTGTAAATGAAGCTATGGTTCCTCTTCAATTCTATTTCTGCCGTAACCCAGGTTGCTACTTACCACTTATTGCCCTTCAATACCACGAAGTTAAAGTAAAATGCACTTGGGCTAACGTTGCTGGTGCCGCTGGTACAGCCGCAAATTCTATTGAAATGTGGGCCGACTACGTATACCTCGATACCGATGAACGCCGTAGATTCGCACAAGTATCCCACGAATACCTTATTGAACAAGTTCAATTTGAAACTGGTTCAGCCGATACTTCACAAAAACTTAACTTCAACCACCCAGTCAAAGCAATTTACTGGACAACAACATCCGCAAACGACCTTACCACACAACAAGCTAAATTAACATTGAATGGACATGATCGTTTCTCTTATCAAACTAAAGAATATTTCCAATTACGTCAACCATACCAATGCCACACCGCAGTCCCAAGACAAAATTTACCATCTGGTGCCAATGTTAACCTCATTTCAAGAACAAGTACCGTTTCCGCATTAACTGCTTTAACAAATGTAGCTTTAACTGGGGGTGATTTAGCCGCTGCTGCTAGCGAATTTGCCTATGTACCAGCAACTCTCACATTATCTATACAAAATGCAGGAGTCAATCACGATGCTGTTGTAGCAGGATCCGTGTTAATATTTACACTAACAGATGATTCTACTGCTGCTAACAATGGTACCTATTCCGCCGTTGTTGGAACCGGTATTGCTGCTAATGCTGCCAATGGCGCGGCCGCTGATATTGTATTTGCTTCATCACCAGTATTATTATCCGATAATGCTACTACTATGCCAGCCCACGCAGACGGTGCTGATACTCTTACAATTGTTGGTGTATTGGCCGATGCCACTGTTAATGAAGCACGCACATCAAATATGTCTAACAAAATCAACATGTACTCATTCGCACTTAAACCAGAAGAACATCAACCATCTGGAACATGCAACTTCTCCAGAATTGACACTGCCAAACTTCAATTCGACGCAAGTGTTACTGTTGCCAACATTTACGCCCTTAACTACAACGTCCTTCGTGTCATGAGTGGTATGGGAGGTCTTGCTTACTCCAATTAAGTAAGCAAGTTCTTACTCCAATTAAGTAAGCAAGTTCTTACTCCAATTAAGTAAGCAAGTTCTTACTCCAATTAAGCGACATAACGCTATTTTTCTTTTTTTTTCAATAAAAAAATTAGTTTTAATTAAAAAAAATAATTTATACAAAAAATAAATTATGCCGATGGTTGTACTATATCATCACCAGTCATCGATGTGCTATCTCCTACTATAAAACCACTAATATGCCAATTTTTTGTTACAGTGGTACTAACTGGTATAGCATTATCATCATCTGCGGGTGTAGTATCAGCAGGACCAAATGTTTTATTACCACCAATACATGTAAATGTTAATGTAGAACCTATATTAGCTCCAGTTACACCCGTGATAAATCTAACACCTCCACTAGCACTAAAAACAGCCATACAAGGTACATCTGTAGCTGCGGCAGCAACATCTCTTGTTGGAGCATATACTGGCACAGCGCCATATATTTTATCGTCTGCGTCATATTGCATAATATCCAAACTTATAGTAGTAGGTTCAGTTGCTAAAAATATAGTTATTTTATCACCTGGAGAACAAACATCTAAATGTGGTAATCTAATTATTTGGGCATTTGATGCTCTAGCACCAGTAATATAATATATAGAATTTAAATGAGTGGCATTTAATGAGAAATCTCTGGCTGCCGCAGCACTTGGAACTGTTATGGTATCAAAAACATTATTACCGGACGATTCGATAGGTCCAACTAAACTATTACTACCCAATGTAATATTATCTGCTTGTGAAAATTTTACTATATTAGAAGACATTTTATACAATATACAAACTAAAAATATTTAAATGAAAATAACAACAAATATATAAATTATGTTGTTTAATGAAATAATATTTAAATTTATAATTATAGCTTTATATTCCATTTCTACTTATTCTTGGATAAATGCCACCAATAGTTATTTACTTTATAAAAGGTTTTCTCCATTATGTATAAAATCATCTTTAAGTATGCTATATTTAATAACAACAATAGGATTATTCATTTCATATTTCTATGGAATTCAAATATTTTTAGCGTGTGGCATAATATATACAATAATTGCTTTTGTTTTATCTGGAATTATAAGTATTTTAACAAAAACTCATAGCGAATACAATCCACTTGAATAAATATCACTTATTTACGGAATGCTTTCTTTGTCATTCTTTTAATTCGGTTTTTTAAGGTTGTTGAACGCCCCTTGGTTTTTTTATTAAGGTTGTATCCTTTAAGATCTGATTTTTTTACCAATACATAATCTTCTTTTACTAAGCTAGGTTTCAAAGCATTTAACCGTGCTTGTAGTTTAGAATACGCTTTTTCTACACGTTCTTTGTTCTCTGCGTTGTTTCTAATTTTTCTTAATTTCCGTGTTAAATTATTACGTTTATTTTGTTCCATTTTTCTTTGATTATTTCTAGCCATTTTTAATAGACTTTTAGGTATAGGAGCAACAGAAGAAGGCATTTATATAATAATAAAAGAAAAAAAACGTATTTTTTTATTATTATTGTGTCTTTTTATCTAAATTTTCTTCTGCAGGTCCGGAAACTACATTACCATCTATATCAAATGTCGAACCGTGACAAGGACATTCAAATTCTTCTTGACCTTCTTTATAGTCTACTTCACATCCGGCGTGAGGACAAGTCCTCGATAAAATGACTTCGGTATTAGTCGATGTGTCTTTAACACTATAATCACGACGATTATTTACAAGCGTTACAATATAACGCATCATTCTTTCTTTCACTTCATTGCTATAATAAACAAGTCCTCCTAAAATTCCAAATAAAAATCCAGTTGCTATATATCTAAACATATCTCGTAGTTTTCGTATACTTAAAACATTAATTATGTTTTTAAATATTATAAAAAATGGAATTATCCACGCTGGAAATTTACAAAAAATTACATAATTTTAAACCAATATATGATTCCGATTATTTACTTCGGTTGAAAAATAAAACAGAGTATTTACTTGATAAATTTGGTTTTGATATACTAGTAAATCATACTGGAATGGAGAAGTCATTATATTCTAAACATAATCCTTTATTATGGGAAATTGGACACGCTTTGTTTTTTATTGAGAAACACGCTCTTAGACATATACTAATGGATTACACATTTCCTTCTAATATTAAAATTAATAATGATATATATGATAGCTTTGAATTAAGTGCGCCTGAAAGATACAAAGCAGATTTAGTAGATATAGATGAATTAATCATTTATAAAGATAGTATTTTCAATAAATTAGACATTATAATAAAAACTATGGACAACATTAATGTTTCTATGAATTATATGATAACATTTGTTTTACTACATATTCATATGCACCTTGAAAGTTTCCTTTTTACGAACCAATTAGTCTATCGGCAGTTACCTAATATTTATAATTCAAAACTGTTTCCAAATTCTGAAATTATTATTGAAAATATAATGGTTCAAATAAACGGTGGACATTTTACACAGGGATATACCGAAAATGTTAAAAGTATAGGGTTTGATAATGAAAAGCCTTCATTCAATAAAATTATTCATAAATTCTGGGCATCTAAATACAAAATATCGTTTTATGAATTTATGAATTTTATCAAATTAGGTGCGTATGACAATGAAACCCATTGGAGTCCAAATGGATTGCGGTGGAAAAAAAATAAAAATAACGATTTCCCGCTTTATTGGAATAAAACAACCGAAAATAGTTTTACTATTAATTATTTTGACCAATTAATTCCCATTGAATGTCTTTATAATTATCCTGTAATTAATGTATCGTGGTATGAAGCCGAAGCCTACGCAAATTGGAAGAAGTGTCGTCTTCTTTATGAAGACGAATGGGAATATATGGCAAAGAAATCACCTATTAACTACGAAGAATTGAATATAGATTATAGAAATCAATATATAGTTGAATATAATGAAAAATATACAAATGAAGATAATATGAATGAGTTAATGGGTAGTTGCTATGAATGGTGTCAAGAACCCATATATCCATATGATGGATTCGCGATTGACCCTTTATACCGCGAAATGAGTTATCCTTTTTTCGGTTTTAAACGTGTTTGTCGCGGGGCTTCATGGTGTACTGCGAAAGAATTAGTTTATCCTTCTTATAGAAATGCTCAATATCCTGATTGCACGAATCAATATATTGGATTCCGAATTGCTATATAATATATTAATAACCATATTAATAACCATATTAATATTAATTTATCCAATGCATTTTTTGGGAAAAAAGGAAAAGGTGTATCGTAATCGCACTTAATCCAAGTAATTGTAATATTGGATACATATAGGTCCCCAAATGTTTATTTATTCCCGCATATGCTATATATCCGAATAATGGTATCCATATTAAATAGTGACTAGCATTAACAATGGCTCTATAAGATAAACTGGAATAATTATATGAAACTATAAAAGGAATCATAACTGTAAGTGTTGCTAGTGAAATGAATGCCCATTGTGGCGTCTCCTGTTTTTGAGTTCCTATATAAAATAATAACGGACCAACTAGAAATACGTGTTGAAGATTTACTTGTGCCATACTCATGTTTATAATAATAATATATTTAGTTTAGATTGAATAAACTATTTTATTTATTTTTCTTCAATAACGACTTTCTTTTCTTGGTCTTTTTCTAATATATTAGGATACCAAGGAATTCTTGGTTTCATTCCTTTTCCGTGTATGTAATTGGCTACACGGGCGTCATATGTATCGCGAAATTCTTTGAATAATTTATAGGGATTAGGTACATCTTTTTTGTATTTTTTACACATATCTTCTACAAATTTCAAAGTAATTGCCGATATACTTATTGACGCACAAGAACCACTTACTAGTGAATGTGCCTTTTTTCCTGTTTTACCATAGCGGAAATTTTCTTCTTTATCTGCGCGCAATTGTTCAATATTAATAGTTTCGCTGGCATATTTCAAAGGACCCATTAAATGGTCTGGGACTTTTATTAATCTACGAGTAACAACATATACTTCCGCTGGATATGGATGCCATTTTCTATAGATATCATTATATACGGTTACACTGTGATGTCCTTCAATATTATTCCAAGTAACGCTTAAAACATTGCCCTTTGCGTCCTTTTCACTTATGCTTGGTATTCCGTGAACAGCACCGATTTCTTTAGCCTTTTTACGTGAAACTATATTTGTCATTTTGTTATAATTGAATCTTGCTTTCTTTGTTTTACCGCCTTTTAGTGGTTCCTTCCCCTTCATAACTACATTGACTTTTTTTGTTTTTAATGGTTTCTTGGGCATTTTAATTTTTTTTAATGATACTGCTTTCTTTTTTAGAATAACGTTTGGTTTCTTTCTTTTTGGTAAAGAAAGAGACTTCGCTTTTTTTAACTTAGGTGATTTACAATCCAATACCGATTTACAACTTTCGCCACTATTAACGCATCCAGATCCACATACCATTTGGTTGTTATCATTTCTAGAACACGAACATCTTTCAGTGCTAGAACTTCCCATTATATAATATAATAATAAATTTAATACGATTATTATAATAATCATTATAATATAATTCTTTGTGATTAGATGATAATATCAGGAAATTGTCTTCAATAATAGATTTAGGCAATTTCCGTCATGGGTTCATAATCCCTTGAATTATTAAATAGATCGACACTCTTTAATTATTTTTTAGAACTTTTAGTCGTTTTAAAATTATTTTTATTAGGTAGCTGTTGGCTTTTTGTTCCTGTTCGTCACGGTTTAATGAATTTTTTAGCTCCATATTCTTCTTGCATTCTATAAGATTTAATTTTATCTTTTACTGTATTAGTATCATAGTGGGTTCTTTCCATTTCAAAATCACATAGTCTAGCTTTACGAGACGTGTTTGTATTATTGACATCAATGTTAGATAGTAATAATTGTAATTCTTTTGATAATTTCATTACTAAAGTCCTTGTGATTATAATTACTAATTTATCTTTATATAATTATATTAATTCATTCAGGGTTTTCTGGAATAATTCTATTATCTTTTCACCGTGTGAATAGTCATTTACTTCTATCATCATAGCGCGTAATAAATGGGATTGTTGTATTGAATCTAGTTTATCATAATAAAACGTAATAACCTTGGGATTTTTCATTAAAAATTTTGTGAATTTTTCAGTGTTAGTTTTTAAACTATTGATTAGATTTCTATGTATAAATAAAGGAAACATACAAGTATATGGAACAATGTAATTAATAGTATCAATGTTTCCACGAAAGAATTCATATAAGTTGCCAACAAATTCCGGATTATATAAATGGAAATCGCCATTGAGTCTCAAATGACATTCTATTATATTTCCGCTGATGATTTCAATATTTAAACAACCCTTATAGTCCTTCAAATACGTGTGTATCCAATTTTCTATTTTACTAGGGATAATATAATCTATAAGTGTCTCGTGACTCTTAAATGAACCTTGATTTCCAGATATTGATTGAAGAGCAGAATAGAAGACTATTTGGTCTTTATTGTAAACGACATCCAAATTAACTTGTGGTCCTGGGAAATATTCTTGCCAAAACAATCCATCTTTAAAACAAGTATCATATTCTTCATCGCTATGTATTTTGTAGAAACTCCTGCTCATACCGTGTAGGTTATATATTGGTTTAAAAATTACTGGATATGTCTTGGGATAAATACCAAGGGGAGCACAGGGTACATTCTGAGATTGTGAAACAAACAATTTATTATAGACAAAATTATATTTGGGATTATTTATATACGAATGAATATCGCAAGTGTATATATCATCTATATTCATCATATCTAAATAATCATTTAACGAATAATATTTTTTAGAAGTCATAATTAAAAAAAAATAAGAATAAATTTAACAATATAATACGACAATTATATATCGTCTAAGGTATCGAAATCCAATTCAGCATCTTCAAGTGCCATGTCGAAATCCGATTTAATAGGTTCCGATGTAGTTTCAAGGTCATCAATACTTGGCATTGTTTCTGGTAAATCTAATTTGAAAATTCGTGTATTTCCATCATCGGTTGTTTCATAACCCTTTGTTCTTTCACCAGGGGGTTCTGGTCCAAATGTTCCATCTGGATGGTATTCGGGACTAACAGGAGCATAATCTGGTGTTATTGTAATATCCTCATCATCCAGTTTAATATTGGTTGGCTCACTAGGAATAAATAGTGGTTTTTCTTCAGGTGATGGTAACAAGTTAATAATTGCCTTTTCTTGTGGTACTGGACTCAAAGGACGCTCAGGAACCACAGGTGAGAACGATGGAGCACTGTCTGGTACATATACGGGACTATTATAACCGAATGACGGCGGGCTCTGTGGCTCATACGGCGGGCTCTGTGGCTCATACGACGGGCTCTGTGGCTCATACGACGGGCTCCTTGGTTCAAATGTAGCATCCGGTTTATATACAGGACTATTATATTCGAAGGTCGATACGGGTTCGGATGGACTAGTTGGTCTGTATTCCGGACTTTCTGGTACATATTCAGGACTTTTAGGTTCGTAGTCATAATAGCTGAAATTGTGGCTTGGATATTGTGTTTCAAGTAAGCTAGACGCATCTACTTTATCACCTACTAATAATTCGCCGTAATTTTCTACTAAATTAACAGAAACAGTTTCAAAACTTGGATTGACTTCTTCGCTAACTAGATATTGGTTGTTTTCTAATTTAGTTACTATTAATTTCTTTTCACTACGTAATTGTTCCTTAGAAGTTTCATTTGCGTCTTTCAATTTCGTTATGAATTTATTCAACTCAAATTCTGTTAGCGGTGTCATTAATTGTTTCTTATAATATTCATCCGTAACAATACCACTTTGTTTAATAATAGGTACTTGGATCTTGTCATATGTAACTCTCTTAGTTTTCGATTTATGCGATTCTTTCTTAGTAAATTGTGGTTCGAATGTTTTTTCTCCCATTTCCATTGGTTTATAAGAAGCATCTTCGCGTGGAATCAACCGCATACATATACCCATTGATTCACATTCTTGTGTAAGCATTTTTGTATTATATGGAACTCTTATAGGCACTACTTGCGCGTTTTGCGAATTATAGTTCAAAAGGTTCAAGTCTCTATCAAATTCCAATGGACCACTTGCGCTTGGATCAATAAAGCGATTTTGGTCACGGTTTGCGATTGCGATCATACCGCTAGTGTCGGAAATATGATATTCGTATTTATCACTACGTTCAAACATAGATTCTTTTAAGAAACCCATCATACCGTGTGATAATATAGCGTCGCGTTCCATCTCACCTATACGTAAACCACCACCCGCTGATCTACCAGATGGAGGTTGTTTGTTTTTCAATGTATATTTACCCGTATTACGTGAATTTACCTTATCTTTTACCATATGTTTAAGACGCTGATAATAAGTGGGTCCAATAAATAATTTGGTTTCGAGTTGATTGCCAAATATACCACCATATAATACTTCATCACCGTGTTTAGCAAATCCACATTTCTTCTCTAACATTTCCGAGACATCTTCACTATAAATATGATTAAAAGGTGTTGAGTCGGCAAAGAATCCCATATCACAACATACTTTACCTTGAATAACTTCTATAAATTGTCCCAATGTCATACGACTTGGAAATGCGTGGGGATTAACTATTAAATCGGGGCAAATACCATCTTTTGTGAAAGGCATATCTTCTTGACGTAATACCATACCAATGGTACCTTTTTGACCGTGTCTGCTGGCAAATTTATCACCCAATGCTGGATTACGTTTATTGGATATACGAACTTTACATATACGATGTTTATGGGTATTCATATAATCAATAAAAACCTTGTCTACTACACCGTCCACATCCGCCTTTAATCCAACACTATCATCAAATGTTTCGTCGTCATTTTTGATATATTTACTAATCAATATGTCGCTACCATTAACAAATGTGCCTTCTTCAACAACACCATCATTATTAATTTGACTATAGTTATATTCCTTTTTAAGTTTCGATTCATCGGGATTTTTACCTATAATATGTTCTACATTATCTTTAGTATCATAACGTTCTTCCGCTTCAAAAGTTTTAAATGTGAAACCATTAAACAATCCACGTTCGATTGATGTTTTATTTATAATGATACTATCTTCTTGATTGTAGCCACTATAACAACCAACAGCGACAATTGCGTTCATACCTGTTGGCAATTGATTACTGAAAACATAGTCACTAAGTTTAGTAGATACCAGAGGCTTTTGTGGATAACTTAATACATTGGAAGTCCCATCCATACGATTACGGAAATTACTAGCATACATACCGACAGACTGTTTTGTTTGACCGGTACCATAGACATTTCTAGGAGCTTGACTACTATTACAATATGGTAATGTGAAACCAAGTGTTCCAAGTATTAAAGAAGGATGAAGTTCAATATGGGTATAATTCACATTTTCGTTGCTAAGATCACTCGGTTCATTTGCCAACATGGTTCCGTTAATTTCATCGACATCTAGGTATTCAATAACACCACGATTTTTCTTTAATGTTTCCATATTTTCTTTGGGTTTCTTGTATTTACAATCGTATTTATTGAAATCAGTATTAGTATTACCAGATACTAGGCTCTCCCATTGTATTTTATCTTCCTTTGCCTTTTTAATGTGATCACTGGAAATAAGGCTCTTGTTATCTTCAACAATGGCTACAGGGCGACAAAGACGACCACCATCCGTTAAAATCTGGATTTCGAAATTTTGATAGTCAAAACTAATAGATGTAAATATATTAATAAGTGAATTTCGTTTATATGTTTGTAGTGTATCAAACAATTCAAGTGGTTTTACGTGTACCCCGACCCATTTACCATTTACAAATACCTTAACTTTGTTGAAAATATAACTAGGAGTGAGATATTCGAGGGGAATAACACCTAGGTCTTCTAGCATATCAATAATTGGTTTGGGACTACAACCGAATGTAATTTGACACATAGTTGACATATGTTTTTTAATACCTATATTACCACCATCTGGTGTTTCCGCAGGACAAATCATACCATATTGTGTGCTATGTAATTTTCTTTGACCCATCATAATCATATCTCCTAAGGTATTAATTCTACGCAAATGAGACATGGTTCCTGGCCACGAAAGGCGATTCATAGATTGTATGAGACCTTTTTTATTTAATATAGTTCCAATTTTGAATGATTTATTGAAAGCGTCGGTTATAACATTATAGTTAAAAATCTTATTATAGTTGGCGCTATTGATTATATTGGCGAATTTATTATTTTGATATTCACTACTGTTAAAACGATATTCACTATCAATAGCGATTCTAATATCACGTTGTAATTGTTTGAAACTTTCGCGAAATAAATTTGCTAATAAGAAACCCGATAAATCAACACGTTTAAATTCAAAACTATCACGGTCTGTAGGATCACGAATTCCTAATTTAACTTCAAGCAATTTATTGACGACGTATCCTAAATAGAATGCTTTATGTGTAAAATTGTCGCCAATATGTGGGAATAAGTCGGTGGAGATATTATCAAGTAAATGACTGGTTGTTTTTCCTTGTGTTAATTGGGTTAGATATTTGATTGCTGTTATTTGGTCTTTGACGTATACACTATCTTCCAACGAAGGCCGTAAATGTTCCATGAATAATTCTGCCTTTTTACTATCTAAATTATAGAGTATATGCTCAATAATTTCTTTATCCGATCGAATACCCAATAATCGAAACATGACAAACAATGGAATTTTACTATGAATCATAGGCAATCTTATAGTAATTTTATCAGTAGTAGCATTAATATTTATTGCAGTTGTGCGAGCATATTTGAAAGTATCATTTGGTACAGATTTGATTTGAGCACTGAAACTATACATATCGTCAATCGATTTAACAATGTATAATTTGTTTTCCGCCTTTCTTTCGTGGGATACAATAACCTTTTCAGCACCTTCTATAATAAAATAACCTCCTTGATCGTAGGGACATTCTCCCATTTGTTTCAATAATTCGGGCGTGGTTCCATTTGTAACACATAAATGGGATTGCAACATAACAGGTATTTTACCTAAATTTACCTTTTCAAATGTTTTGGTGAAAACGTCGGGTTCGGCGTCTTCCGAAGATTTAATAGTATATTCTACATAAACATTACAGAATATACTTGAAGCATAAGACAAATTACGCAAACGAGCTTCATTGGGATATAATTGACTTATCTTATCTTCTTTGAAACCGACTGGTTTACTAATAAAGATTTCATCGCCATTGATACCACCATAATATATTTTGGTAGTATATTTGTAATCATTCAATTCTTTTGAAAATTCCTTGTATATGTATTGAGGATTATATTGTTGAAATGTTTGTGGAATTTTTTCTTCAATGAAATTATTGAATGAATCAAGGTGATGATTGGTAAGATAATTCTTTGTATTCCTAAAATAATTATAAACTATTTCCCAAGTGTCGTTCATTAATATATAAACTATAAAAAAATATTTAAATATTATTTTGAACTTTCAATGAAATACATTAGTAAGGAAATTACCAGAAACATTAGTCCAACATAGAACATACGTCCATCCTTAGTTATTATTATTATTATTTGCTTGAAATAATATAGGTATTTATGTAATACGTATTTATTTGTATTTTCTTCTATTTCGTAATCACTAAATTCAATATAGTTTTTAAAACTTTCTTCCCCAAAATTACCGAAGAGATTAATAATATCGTTAACAATATCTAATCCAATATTAGAGAATTCCTTTTCTATTTTATTAAGTTCTATAAGTTCATTATTCTTATTCTTTTGTTGTTCGTAGATATTTCCAACTTTATTTAAATTATCTATTTTTTCAAATTCTACTTTTTTCTGTTTATCTACTTCCGTTTCATATAATTTACTTTCTAATTGCGCTTGTTGATTGATTTTATTTGATAAATTAATTAAATCAAAATCAACCATTAAATTTTTATCCAACTCTATTTTCTTATTAAATAATTTATTTGTTATTTTAGTTTTAATATCGTATTTCAATAATGTTTCATTAGTACTGCCAAAATATTTGTCATAATTACCCGATAGACGCTGTAATGATTTCAACTTCCAAGATTCGTCCTCAGTATTTAGTTCAATGCTAGTTAATACGTTATTTGTTTTAAAAAGTATAACAATGTAATCGATTTCTTTCTTTGTTTCTAGTTCTTTTATATTTTTTACACTATCTACATTGAACAATTTATTCAATTCCAATATATTAAGTAGTTCATAATATTTATCATTAATAATAGCTGGATTACCATAAAGTTCCAGACCTTGCTTTTGAATAGTATTTAATGTGTCTTTTATACTATTTAATTGTGTAATGGTGTTTTCCTTTGAATTGAGATCTAGTTGTGGATTTTGCTTAATAATAGCAATAATTGCGTCATTATTGAAACCTGGTATGGGATATATGTATCCATAGTTTCTAAGTTTTCTAAGATCATCACCAGATAATGAAACCGTTAAATCCTCGGAACCAGAACCTATTTCTTTCAATAAATCTGGACTAGTTATTTTTTGAATTGCCAATATATTTCTTATGCTTTCATTATCAAATAATAGCGTAAGATTTTTAAACACGTAAATCATTTGGTCTAATTCCGATTTCAATGAAAATTCTAATGTGCTATTATTCTTAATGAGTGGAATAGGATACATGGCTCTGAATTTATATTTTTGAACCATCGATTCTTCCATTATTGTATTTTCAATTAGTTTTTCTTTAGCTTCATTGTTTTCTTTTGAGGCAGTATTGTTATACGAATTAATAGTTTGATTAATATTGTCTATATAATACATTAAAGTGTCACCTGATTCGGATTTCATTTCAAGACCTATTTTATATGTAGTTAAATCCATTCCAGAAACAGACTCTAATTGTTTATAAATATCATTGAATAAATTGTTTTTATCCATATTAAGATTATATGTTTTAGATTGGTTCTTAATTTTCAATCTAAGTGGTAATAATGTAGTATCATTAATGTCTTTAGCACCAACCGGAGGTCCTAATGAAGGGACCGTATTATCCATAGTAGGTGTATTTTGGAAATTTTCACTATACTTACTTGAAGAAAACATAATTCCCCACATCAATACAAATACTATCGCATATTTTGGATTTTTTAGTTTGGAAACAACAACTAATCCAGTTAAAAGTACCATAAATCCATAGAAATTTTTTCCGTTAATGAATACCAATAATAAAAAAAAACATAATGGTAGAAGTAATTCATTGTTTATCATATTATAATTATAATTGTTTTTTTTTTCATAAATTATTCCATAAAATTTTAGGTTGTAAAAATTAAATAATATCAATAAGTTCTGTATGGGAAAGCATAACGTTTCTACAACAATATCGTTTCAATCCCAAATCATCCAAAGCTTTACCTTCGGGTGTTTTTTTTATATTGTTTACATCAATAATAGTTTCGGTATTAGGTTCCCCTTTTTTATATTTTATTACTTTATCTTTATAGGTCTCATATTTATTCGCCAACACTTTGCCGCAAGTCCAACATCTAACTGGTATAATCATGTTTAATAATATAAAATATATAATATAAATATTTTTAATTCTTAAATTCAAATTTATTTATTTAAAAAAATAATATCATTATCTAATTATGTGGTCCGAATTCATTTCAACAAATACAAAAAAACTATTCGGTATTATATTCAGCACAAATAGCGAAAAGAATGCTATATTAGATCCATTTTCGTGTATGGTGCGATTAGCTATTTTAAATTTCAAACCAAACGGAACAAAAATTAGTTTCGCACATAATAAAATATCGTATCACGAACCGTGTATTTTACAAGGAACAATACGGTGGTCACAAGGTGATAATCGCGAAGACCTTCATAACTTATTTCAACCTATAAAGAAAGCATTACTATGGTATGATTACAATGATTCCAAAATAGAATTCATTTTCAAATTAAGCGAAAGAGGAATAAGCAAATTAGAAGGTTCGTATACATACAATTCGTTAATAACGCATTCGTTAGAACATTATCGTGATTATATAAATAAACACTACATAAATCAAAACGGAGATAAGGAAAAAGGAATTAAAAAGGCTATGCTAATAGATAGTGGTGAAAATAAAGACAATAAAATATTCAAAGAATTGCGGGAACTATGGTCGGATAATGAAATAAATATTATTTTCAACATATTGAAAGAAATGAAAGATAATAGAAATAAAAATAATTGTACTGCCTTAATAGATGCGATCGAATCCATATTGACACATAAAGAATATACTGTAAGAGACATTATTATCCAAAATACTACAATGCTTGAATAATATAATTATTGAGTTTGGTATAAGACACAAGTTCAGACTTAGGTATTTTCTTCATTTCTTTATTTTTTTCAATAAACACAATAGGAATATGTTTAACATTATATAATTTAGCCTTCTCGGGGTTTATATCTATATTTACATCTATAAAATGAACAGTGCCGTTTAGGGTTTTCTTATTTTTTAATATTTGTTTCCATATAGTTAGGAAATTCTGCGAATAACTACACCAAGGAGCATAAAACAATATTACTTTTACTTCATTATCGAAATTTTCCTGGTTTCTTCTATATAAAATAAAACTTACAAATATGGCCACTATTACGAACACTATTATATTTTCATACATATTAATATAATTAAAGATATTCTTATTTTAGAGAACCTACAAAATTATCAATTTTCTGGTTTAATTCGTTTTCGTTTTCATCATTTATATCCAATCTATCCTGTAAATCTTTAATAGTTTTCTTCATTGAATTTACTTTTTCATTATGGTTGAGATTTTTAACACCCTTTACACTAATATACATTAATCCTATAATCATTAATGTAACAAGTCCAACAATTACCCAGGCATATTTCTTATTATTATTTGTATCACTACGTGTCATACCTATATTTATAAATACGGGTAATAAACAACCAATGGCCATACATATTGCCTCAAAAAATGGCATATAGGAATTATATTTTTTCACCCAGAAAGATTCGTCAACTTCGTCATCACCAGTAATAAAACCGTCATAAGCTGTTGTATACATAAACAAGTTTATAATAGCTGCTCCTAATATTGCTCCTATGAAATCTGAGAATGTATTACCCATCATATTTTTAGAACCATCAATTAAATCATATTTGTCTTTAATATTTCTTACATATACACGGGTAGTTTCTTTTCCTTGTGCCAATATTTCTTCGGGTATCATTAATGGACCACCCCCTTTTTCAGTGTCTAAGAAAAAGTCTAAGTCTTCAATAAAGTCATCGAAACCTTTAATATTTTGTGTCTTCAATGATTTGACTTCTTTATTAAAACGAAGTAATTGATTAATGACTGACCGCCATTTACTTCCAGACCAAGTATTTAAAATTGTGATATTTTGTGCTATATTATCTTGATATTCTGTGAATTTATTATGGACTGAAAAAGGTCCCAAAAATATATTCAGAAAACTTGTATCCAAGGCATCGGTTCCTAGTTTTAAACCAAAGTTGTCAAGGAAACCGAATACAATGGAACCGACACCCAATGCCATTATTAATCCAACTGAACTGAATTTTTTACCTTTAATGTATTGTCTGATTTTATCACTAGATAATATTGTATTATTTAATATAGTGAAAATAACACAAATCAATATCATGTAGTAAATACCAGCGAATTCATAGTTTCCATCTTGAATAATAGAAGCAACAAAATAGGTACTTATAAAGAAACATAATACCGATATAGTTGGTAACGCAAAACGACTGATTTTCTTGTATGCTTCTTCTTCTTCATTAGAATCATATGTCTTTTCGTAAATAGGTTTTATCAAATAAATAATAACACTAAATACAACGAGTAGTATTGCTGTATAACTGAAATTACTAATATCACCCATTTATATTAAGTAAATAGAAATTTTTACAAATTACGTTCTATAATTATATATTTTTTATATACATATATATATGTCTGGCACACTTTCTCACGAACAAAAATCACTTATAGAAATTATTGCTGACGATATAGCGAATTTGTCGGTCGAAAATTTACACGAAATTATCCCACAACTTATGTTACAAGCAAATCTCTACAAAACACTCAACATAGAGCAAAAAAAGAAACTTATTATTAAGATGCTTGAACATCTTATTGATATAACTGATAGTCCTGGTGATGATGAATTATGGGACCCTATATTAAAAAGATTATTGCCAGGTATGTTAGATTTAATCGTTGAAGCTAACAATGGTAAATTAGTAATAAAAAAAAGAAAAAAATTCAACTTTTCTTGGTTGTGTTGTTAATTTAACTATCAATACTATCAACTATATCGTAATTGTCGTCTATTGTATTTAAAAATGCCAATGCGCTATCAATTTCCTTAGGAGATAGTGGTGTTTCAGGTTGTTCATAAATAGCATCAGGCAAATTATTTATATATTCTTGTTTAGAATAAATGGGTTGTTCTTCAATTAATATTTCACGCAATTCAATATTTTTTTCTTCATTTGAACCAAAAAAACGGTTTTTAACGTAATAATATATATCAACAAATGGATTTTTTATCATTATTTTAGTAGGTGGATAACACATATAGTTAATCTATAAATTATTTTTAAATTATTCCCAAAAATGTATCTCCTAAAGACTTAGGTGAATCTTCTATTTCACTATTATTTTTATATATTTTTACATTGTTAGATTCTATATAATACGTTTGCTCTGTATAGGGATCATAGAATACCGCCGATGGGAATGGATTGGCACCCGGGAATTTATTTGTTATTTTCTTGGGATAACCGGATTTAACTTTCTTGTTTTTATCATCGTATAAGAAATAAAGGTCTTTCTGGATAAAATATACTTTACGATTTTTAATGTAAATCGCATCAATATTATTGGGTATTCCTTTCCAGTGGCTTTTAATGAATTTTGGATAACCACTTGCTATTTTACTTTTTTTGGGGTCATATTTCCAAAACAATTGTCCTTTAAAGAAATAGGTTTCATTGTCATATGGATAAGTCATAGCAGCATCTAGTTTATCTGGTAGTTTTCCCCATTTTTCCTTAATATTCAAAGGAAATCCTTTTGACATTTTCTCTTTTTTGTTGTCGTATTTCCAAAACAAACTATCTCGGAAAAAGTAGATGCTTTCGTCTTTTCCATAGATAAATGCTGTATCTATTGTTTGGGTTAAATCTAATTCAGTTTTGTTTAGAGATATATATAATGGTGTTCCACCAGCCCCTTCATTTAAATTAGTCGGTAATTTATCATAATTATCTGGAATTGATGTAGTATTATTGTGTATTTTAATATCCTTGATGAAATTAGATGTGGAAGTTTGTTTACATAGTTTAACAACCGATCCACCCGATTCTTCGTTTAGGTCTACATCAATAAGTTTATATCCGCTTGGACACGTATTAGAATCCACATTTATCTTGACGTCTCCTATACCAAAGTCTCCCAGACCTTTCTTAACACACATATAGATATATTTTCCAGAAGCGTTCTCGTTGAGGTCGACATTAATACGTTCAAAACCACTAGGACATTTAACATTGGAATTATCACCACTAACAATATCAATATCCAATATTCCTTTATTAGTTATTTGATAATTCTGTAAATTAGAAGCACGTGTTTTACTAGATTCAGCCCGTTTCTTTTCCATATCACTATTTTTACAATATCCAAAAGTATTATATGTTAAATCGTTGTTGGTGCTTGTCGCACACCATCCAAAAATACTGGAATCATTTATACTATTCGGTTCGCGAGGTAATGTAGTACAATCATATTTAAATTCATTATTATGAACAAATGGAAATATACATTTACCAATTTTCAATTTAGGATCATCTTGAATAACTTGATCATCGTCATTCACATTTGAACCATATATATCTTCTTTCTCTTTTCCAGCATCACCACATTGATTACATACGAAACTATCGCCTCTAAACCCACGAGCACCATTATCCCCATCAGGACCTTTTGGACCTACTACTTGACTATATTCTATATAGTTTTTAATAGTAGTATACATATTGATGAAATTCAATGTTAATAATAACGTAAGCCATAAAGAAACAAACCGAATATAGGGTGATAATTTTTTATTTCTAAATACCATAATACCAATTACTATATTTAGTATTATTACTACAATAAGAACATATTGCCAAATCTTTAAAGGCAAATTGAGATAATACATTAATATAATCCAAGAATAATATTATTATTTTTTAAATAATTATTTTTCGTCTTTTGTGTCTTTTGTATTATATATGTTAAAAATACTATATTCAATATTATTTTTACTATGGACTTTCCAGCGTGATGTATCTTTTTCTTTTTTCTTGGCGTTATCAAAACACGAACCTTCTTCACCTTCAGGAATAAGTTCGTAGAATTTTTCATTATTTTTAAAAATATGTTCTGGTGATTTATATAATGTTAATGGAGTGTTATTATCTGTGTCTTGTGTCCCCGTTTCCGAATCACAACCACAATCGCCCAGACATTCAATAGGACTATTATTTTCCCATATTTTAGTTTTGGTTCCTTTATGGGGTCTTACACATTTATCTGGAACACAAACAAAATTCTCGGGATTGGGTGGAACCATATTGGGCGATTTATCTAATACAAGACCAAGACATTTATACCCTTTGGGTGGTATAGGTTCCCAAATACTAAATCCTTCAATTCCAATTCCTTCTCCGATAGTGCGTGGAGACTTAAAAACCTGTTTGAAATCAATAGGGTGTTTAGTATCACCTGTAACTAATACTGTTTTATCAATTGGACCTGGTGTTTTTAATTTATCTTGGATTTTCGGGTCATTTTCACGTGAATCCTTCTTAGCTAGTTCGTTTTGTGTGCCTGTCATAATAACATCACCGAGTGGGTAATAGAGATCCGCATTTATTTCGAGAGTTTCTGGTCTATACATAGATACTTTAGCACTGCCTTTTTGTAAATAGGGAACATATTTGTTTTGTTTAACACAAGTGCCATTAATGAGTGTTCCTTTATTGACGTATGCTTGACGAGCGTGTTTACTTTCCCATAAATCATAATAATGGTTAGATTCCACTTTTTTTAGTGTATTGGTTTTATCTTCTATTTCACATTTGTATATTATTTTGGGCATCGCAGCGTTGGATTCTCCCCAATACCACATATCGTATTTTTTAATTTCATCGAATGCCGACTCTTTTCCGGAGGATGGTGTCCCAGGTGTCTCAATGTTATTGAAGCCAGCATATATTTTATCTGCTTCAGTTATCATATTATTAAAATCATTGTCATTTAAGTATTCATTTTCTATAAATAATGCGCCATTTTCATATTTTAATATAATCTTAATCCATTCATCCCATATTTTATAGACATAACTATATGCTTTCCCAGAACCTTGCTTTTTCATCATACGTATAAATTGTTTTGATTTACACAATTTTTTCATCTTTGTTCGAAGGAATTTATTATTGAAACTAGGACTATTCTCTAAAATAGTTCCTTTATTTTTTAAATATTTTCTATATTTCTTAGAACAAAATTCAAATATTTTTTTATAACATATTTCCTTGGTACATTCCTTTATATCACATATCTTATCATCCCCGACTGATCCTCTTAAACCACGATTACCTTTCTCACCAGAAACGCCTTTTTTGTCCTTATAGTCTCTGTAATAATGGTTTGATAAAGAAAATCCCTGGAGTGTCACAAATGTCGCGATCCATATAACAAGGACTATTTGACGCATATTAATGTCTTGATTATCGAAACCAAAAACGTATTTGGGGTCGCTGATTATTTTATAACAAGAATATATAAATAATGCGATACTAAATAAAACGATCATTATGTTAAATCGTGGAGACCGATTGTTTCTAAATTTCTTGATAAAATCTAATTTAATATAGATTGTCAATAAAGTAAAAAAAAGTATTACTTCAATCATTTAATATACCTAGAGATTTTTTTATTAATTCCAATTCCATGCTTCATTTTGTTCTATTTCTACAAATGGGCTGACCGTTTCATTCCTTCCTAGCAATTCATTATTCCAATGAAACTTGGTAAAAAAAGGGTCTTCAAGAAATCGCAAGCCCTTTTTATATTTTAAAATATGTTTCACTATCTTTTTAATATGACTATTGGTTATTTGAACAGGACCATAATGTGTTTTAAATTGTTTTTTAAGATTATCATAGTGTTTGGAAGAGCATATACGTTTTAGTTGTCGTTTCATATACAGATTGTGAAATTGAAGTAGTTTTTCATCAAATTCTATATTATGTTCTTTCTTATGTTTACGTATTTCTTGTTCAACTATTTCTGAAGCTTGATTATAACACATATTTAGGTCACTATCTAATGTTTCTCCGGATTTTCCTTCTTCACCAGTTTCTCCTTTATCTCCTTTTATGGGGTCCATATTTCGTATTTTTAAATAATAGTTGAAAGAATTTACAAGTCCATATATTGTTATAGCACTTAACACAAACATAAACCAAAATAAGAATGAACTGCTTTGATACATTTCCTCGTATTTTTTGAAGTCAAACTTATAGTATATCATAATTGCTAGTAAAGAACCTAATGTTAATCCTGAAAAGATGAAATTCGTTAAATTCGTATATTTCCGAACTAAATACATAATTGTAAGAGCAATTAAAACTCCGTTACTAAATATACTCCAATAAAGTGACATTAATTGGCTATAAAAAATGAATAAATTTAATAACACAAATAATCCAATCGTAACAATTAGTTCTATAATCATTAAAATATATCAAAGATAAGAAATTAGTTGAAAATATCTCCATTATAACTTTGGAATTGAAAAATACTACCTGAAGATCCTTCAACACTTGTTTCATTATTTAAACCGCTACTATTAAAATTCTGGTAAAAGTATTTACTTGTTTCCTTGTTTTTTAAATGAACTAGGATTAAATCATCCTTTTTCTTAATATTGTCCTTCGAATCTCTTATGGGTACTAATTCGAAATGTTGTTTAGGATTTCCCCTTGAAAGTGTATCTGTAAAATCAAATTTGTCTTGATTGGTTATATAGTAATGTTCAAATAGATTGGTTGCGGGATTGAGTGCTTTAATGCCATAAAGATTGTCTTTCACATTTTCAATATAATACGATTTCCCTAAACCGTCTGGTGAAAAATTTGTATCACTATTTGTAATTATTCCAAAGGTAGTCATACCCAAATAATTGTAAATACTATATTGACCTTCTCTTGGTTTTCCACCCAACCAACCGAAACCTAGGTCGGTATTTTGACCTAATTCTCCTGGAGTATTTACCTTGTAGATATATTCGGGTTTAAGAAGATAGGCCTTTTCATTGGGTTTATTATATGAGTCGCTTGCCCTAAATAAACTATAACCACCAGAATATTCGAGGTCTCTTTTCCGTTGATTAATACGTTCTTCATCTAGGAAATTATAACCAATTGGCCATATAGAAACCTTATTTAATGTTTTATTGCTCAATACTTTATTATTTTCGTCATATACTATTTTAGCAAATCCCTTTTCATTCCATACACTTTTTTCGTATTTTACTTCATTCGTATATTCCTTCTTTACTATTCTTATGAAATCCAATGGTGGTTTATCTGTTCCTTTAACGACGACATCTCCTAATGATACATAACCTTCTGGACATACTGGTCTCCATATACTTATATCTTCTTCTAGACAATCAACACAATCATTCCCCGTTGAACTCCATATTAATAAATAATCAATAGGACTTGATACTTTTCCACTTAATAATACCGTAAACTTTTCGGGACCTATATAATTCTTATTCATTGTGCGATGGGTTTTATTAATACCACGCCAAATAGTTCCAATAGGATGAAATTGTTGGTTGTTTTCGGTGGTTACAGGCAAAGCATTAAAGAAAGCTATATTTTTCTTAAAGGGTTTATTTTGTGTTTGTAAATATATTTTTTTGAAATAATTGTTATTATTTTGGTCGAAGAAATAACATTGTGTTAATCCTCTTGGGTTGGTGAAATCTTCGCCAAGTTGGTTGTAAGGACAATTCAATGGACCATATTTGTTTTTACCTACATTTGACATGAATACCGTTTCATAATCTTTATTGGAATAAAATAAATAGATTTCTTGGGTTGTACCACTTGGCTTATTTGTTTTCTTCGCACATTGTATTCTAACAATTGGTTTGAATTTATAATTATCACCCCAAGACCATATATCGTATTTTTCTATTTCGTCAAAGGGATTTTTATTTCTACCAAAGAATTTTGTTTGGGCTCCTTCATTTAGTAAGAATTCTTGTCCACGGAAATTCCCAAGTATTAAATCGATCCATACTTTGAATATTTTTTCTATATATTCGATGAGTTCTTTTTCATTCGGTCGTTTATCGTGTTTTGAAATGAGCATTCCATAGTAATTTTTACTAAAACATATTTTATTTATTCTATCAAGTATAAGTTTATTTCGAATATTCAATGTTGATGTGGATTTCTTTTTAAAATATTTATTAATATTATTAACTAACATCGAATTACATACCTTTTGCCCACAATTTGCTAGACATTTACCGTTTGTCCCTGGTTCCCCAGGCGAACCATCTAAACCAGGTGGTCCATCGGTTCCTTTTAAACTTTTCACATTGAAATATATAAATACACAAAAGAAGAAGTTAATTAATAATATAGCAAATACCCAATATCCAATTACTTCAACTGTTGTTTCATAACCACCGGTTGTTTTGTAAATAATTTTAATAGTATTTATTAGTAAAAATATAAATACTAATACACATAGAATAATGTAATTGACTACCATTAAATAAAAACGAGAAAATTTATAGTGAATTTTTTATATGTGTAATAAATTCAGATTTGGTCATTTTGCCACTTTCGCAAACTGGGATAAGTAAGTCTATATAATCATTCATTTTCATCAAAATGCGTTTTTCATTATCATTTAACATAATGCTGTTTTCGATTTTATTCCTTATTGTTTTATATTCTGGGATTTGTTTAACTAATTCTTTATCTATTACATCTTTGCAATTTGCTATATTACACGATGGCGAAATTACACATACACCATTACTTCCATCGGGTCCCTTTTCACCTGGTTCTCCACGAACACCTTTAATTCCTGGTGTTTCACGTAATTTTATATAGAAATAAGTTGACATATATATATTTGATAAAGATACGTGAAGTAAAAATAACATAAGCCAATAAGCAACTTTTAAATTAGGGTCTTTAATGAATTGCGAAACAATTATCGCAATAAAAAAGTAAAATAGCGAACTTATTGTATACCACATTTAAATATATCAAAGATTTTTTACCATTATAATTACTTTATCGAGATTTTGATGTATTCTAAATTTATTTTTTTTATATAGATTAATAGCTGGGGTGTTATTCTTTTCTACATACAAAATTATATGGTCTTTATTACCTTTTTTAGCTTCATTGACTACTTTATTAAGTAATTTAGTTCCTAAGCCTTGTTTGCGTTTTTTGGGGTTAACACACATATTATTCAAATAATATCCATTCATTGTTACTATTGGTAATCCATATACGTGTTCTACTGGTGTTAAATAACAACAAGCACCATTGATTGATATTTTATTTGAATGACTATAATCCATTGTATTAATGTCTTTGCTTGAAAAACATTTTAACAAATCATCGTCGTTTAAAATAGTAAATGTTTCGTAGGCACGCAAAATAAAATAATTAAAATCAATGACTATTAGTAAAACAATAATAATTAATACTAAATTTAATAAAAAAACATTCATATAATAATAATAACTAAGTTAAAAAACAAATGATTAATAAAAAAACATTCATATAATAATAATAATGATTTCGGTCTATAGGGTAACAATATCTTCTTTTTGCCCCTTATCATAGGGTTCCCATTTATTAAATTTCTTATTAAATTTACACTTAACATATACAACACTAGATTTATCGTCAAATAGTGTTCTAATTAATTTGGATGCCTTTAGTCCAGAAATATGCGCTACATCAAATCGAACATTTTCATCGTCTTTCTTTTGAAATAAATCATAAATTTCCGGTTGAAGAGTAGTACGCATTTCGAAGGTCCGTGTTTCTTCATCTTTATTAATTTGTTTTTTCTGAACTCTATGATTATTTGTATTAGATTCTTTGTAAATAAACAATTGATTACAATGTTTGGGATTAAGTGTATTAAAATACAACCCACGAATATTATAGTTCATTCGAGGCATATATTGTGTAATTAGGTAGCTATATTCGCTATAGTCAAACAAGCGTTTTACCCTAAGAGGACATATATCCATAATAGGATCTTCGTGAAAATGAGTTTCAAGACATTCATAAATTTTATTAAATCGATCAACGATATTCATAGTTAGTTTTTTTCCTTTATATATATTCATATCAGAAATGAGAAACATCCAATTATTATTGGTATCTTTAATGAGTTCTCCATCAATCAATGTGTCATCGAATACGGCATCATCAAAAGATAAATTAACAGATATGATACGTGGCAAACTATAACCTTGTTTAACTTTTCGGTCAATGAAAAAGGCACATTGTGTGTCATTAATACGCGTGAGAAAAAGATAATAATTAGACCCAGTGGTCTTAATAGAAATAAGATGTGGATTCATTCGCAAAAATGATAATGATTTTTTATTCAATATCATAGCGCGATTAGTCTTAAAATTGATAGAATACTTATTAGACAAAATATCAATAATTTGTTGTTTATCGTTGGCTTCAATAATATTGTTGCCCGATTTCTTACAAAATGAAATTTCCATAGTTTTAAAATCCATGATTGAATTATATAATACTTATGTAATAATTTTTAAATCTGTTTCAATTTTAAATATAATATTTTTTATAAAATATCTCTATATTATATTATGCCTACTAAAACAAAACTTACACGTAGCAAAAGAGTTCCAAGACATATTCGTGGCAATATTAAAAATAGTAAATATCAAACAAAACGTAAAACAATAAGAGCTACAGAAGATCTTCAATCATACAAGAAAAATTTAGATGCTCAAATGAAAGTCCTTAAAGATAAAAGAAAAACCAATATTGCGGAAATTGAAATGGCCAATATTCAAAATAGCACCATATATTTAACATTACTCCAATTAATGCTTATGGGAACTGAGAAAAGTACCAAAATGGCTCAAGATTATGCTAAAAAGGCTAACATTGACTTTAGTATGATAAGACAAGATTCCAGGAATCCTAAAATGGCACGTAAAGTAGGCTCTATGCGTATTAAATCGAAAAGCAAAAAAAAAACTAATTCATTGGCGTCGATGGTCGGTAAAAAATTAAAAGCAAAAACAATGGCAAATAAAAAATATTATGAAAACGCTAAGGTTCCAGGCGATAGATTAATGGGTAGTATGATGTAATGAATTCATACGAATAAATGAATTCATACGAATAAATGAATTCATACGAATTCATACGAACTCAATCTATCTTCGGGTTTAACGTATTTTAATTTGAGAAATTTAAATATTTCCCTTTCGGTTTTACAGTAAATAGGTCCTTGTGTTGGATCATTTATATTTTCCAGATTATATTCATTAAGTTTATATCCTAATTTATTAGCATATACTCGCATATTTTTATTAAATTCACCGCTTCCCGTAAAATACAATATGGCAAATGGTACATTTATAGTATTAATAAACCGAATGTCAATTCTCCTATTAGGATATTCATCGGATAACCTACACATTCCCATATATTTTGTGCTACCTAGTTCCGTTAAATGGGCCACTAGAAACTCCGCCTTTTTTAACTCGGAAACTAGTTTTTTCAATATATATGGGTCTTCATAATTGACATTTTCGTAGTAAATCAATATATCAATGTCACCTGAATCGGGCTTATTACGACGAAAAGACCCGCAAATTTTAAAAGATATATGGTTATCTATATTTTTCAGTTCCTTTCTTATATATCTCTCTATTTTCTGTATTTCACTATACGGTATTCGCTTATTGATATCATCATAGTATTTCAAGCCTATGAGTTGATGGTGGGTTAAGGTCTCATTGGCAAGTTCCTGGTTATTCCTTAATTTTTCTAATGTAATTCCATTTGTAAGTAATTTCGAAGCTGTAGCTGGACCAATACCAGTCAAACTTATTAAATCATTAAGGTCTTTATTGGTATCTTTAATCTCACTTAGATTTCCACTATTAATAATTTCATCTATACGATTAATAGTTCCTTTCCCTATTCCTGGATATTTTAATAGTTGCTCTCCAGATGTTATTTCGAAATCAATTGTTTTCAATAGATTAACTGCTTTAATAAACGACCGTATTTTAAAACTGTTTATTCCTTGGGATTTGCTATAGTCAATTAGACGTTGGAACTCTTCAATAATTTTGGTATTCATGATAGGTTGGTAAATAATAATAAGTAGTAAATAAGTTTTATGTATAAAAATATATTCAATTTTAATTTTTTATTCTGTGAATATATTAAATGGAAAAGGTCCTCGACACTATTAAACAATCGTGTTCTGATTTAAAAACTAAAAAGGTGATAGATAACCAACAATATAGATTATGTGAACAGTTATTTCAAAAGCAGAAGTGGACTGAAAATATGAATTCTAAATCAATACAACCACAAATCGATATTTTAACAGAAAAACATATGCAAAAATATACACAATACAAACAAATATTAGATAATAGTTTTAAGATGATTCCAACCGCAAAGAATAAAAATCACTACTTAGATAAAATCGAACACACAAACAAAGAATTAAAAAAAAATATTGAAGAATTCAAAAAACAAAGCGATGATAGTGAAACGAATAAATTATTCAAAGAATATTTGACAAAACAAACACAAGTCAATAAAAATAAAAAAACACTTGATAAACAAGAAAATAATTTGGAATTCATACGCACGAAACAAAATAATATCTCCGAAGAAAAAGAAATAGAGAACATGCGCTTGTTAATTTATAGTGTAATTATCGGAATAAGTGTTTTGATGATTATAATTATTTCTGTATCTATATTATATTATGCTAACTAAAACGATTAATAAAAAAGTCGAAAACACCCAAGACACCTTTTTAGATATTAGAAAACAAAACATTTCAGAAATAGACGGGTTATATCAAAAATGCCAAACCAATAGCGCATTTATTGCTGTGTTTGATAAATTACTTGACAACAATATCCAAACCTTAGACGAAATTGTAAGCAAACAAAAATCAATTACTAAATACACCAATTCCGATTCACTAAATGAATTAAATAGTAAAATAAATGAACTAGAAGAAAAAAAGCAAAATAGCAAAGAATTAAAATTAGAAAAAAATACACTAATACTTATTACAGACCAAAGAAATAAGAATATAGAGTTGTATTATGTAGTATATATAATTTTTGTTGCTTTATTTGTAATTATACAATCATCTATACTTATTTTCAAATAAATTATCTGTTTTTATATTAATAAATGACTTGTCAATTTTCTTATAAAGGTGTGTCAGTGGAAGATTGTATCAATCTTTGTAACGAAGAAACAAATAATCTATGTGGAAGTTATTGTGAAAACAAATGTAAAAACTGTCAAGACATTACTAAATGTCCTTGGATCTTAAATACAACCACACTTTCGCCAACAACTACAACAGGAGCACCAATATATAATAAAAACGCTATGGATGAATTAATAAATCGAATTATGAACTATAGTAGAACATCAGATATGTTATTAGAAACTCCCAATAATTTAAGCGAAGATTTAGGCAGTATGACACAAATTAACGATGATGCCACCAAAAGAAATATTATTTACACCTATTTGACAGGTATGTATAACATTAATACCCAAATATTAAGTGATAATTATAATGAAAATAAAAATTCAATGTCGAATTATAATAAAAAAAAACACATTATTAATAACAACGAAAAAGATATAAAGTTGCTTAAAGAACAATTGAAAGTAAAAGATAGAGAATATAAAATAAATCTAGGTAACTATACTCGTATGGTATTTGAAACACAATCCTTAAAATATTTGCTATTTATGGTACTAGTCTTATTCGTAGTTCCATTACTTTATTTAATGGGATTATTACCTAAACTTTTTGCCATAATAATATATTTAATATTATTGGCTATTTCAATTGGTTTTATTATGTATAGAATACATTTAAACAATTTAGGACGTGATAGTATTTTTTACAACAAATATAATTTCGACAAACCCACCAATGAAAATATTCTTAAAAGTCATATTAAACAAACATTAGACCCAAAATGTAAAAAGGACCTTAATGATGATAAGGATGATTTTAACCCTAAAGATATAGATATTGGCAGTATTAGTTCTTGGAAAAATAAAACTCCCGAGTAATAATATATATGAATCTAAATATAATTATTATTTTTATTTTGATTTTGATTATTATTTTGATTATGATTATGATTTATGATAAATCTAAATCTAAATCTAAATCTAAATCCAAAAAAGAGGCTTTTGTTGGTGGTAGTTATGCCATTAGCAAGGATAGACTTAAAGCAATGAAATTCGATAATCTACAAAAACGTATTACATCCAAACACGATAATCGTACTACCAAGATAAAAAAGATGGTAATTCATCATTTAAATAAAGTAAAAAATGATATAAATAGAACCGGTGAATTTCTAAATATAGTTAATATGAATAATAAAGATGCCAATGGCTGTATTCTATTTAGACCAATGGCGGCGGATTTGACCGAACAAATAATTGAAGATGAAATTGCTGGGGGGGTTACAGTGAAAACTGAAATCCAAAAAAGTATAAACACTTTTGTTAACGATTATGAATACTTACTTTATACATACTACAATATAGATAAAAGAAGTGTTTATAGCACCGAATTACCAACCCCGAATACTAAAGGAATAGTTAATAGATTTTCGGTGAAAGAATACTATCTAAAAGATCTAAAAGATATATTAGAATCGGTTTATCCTAAATTCGATAATAGCGAACTTGTATTATATGACGCACAATTAATTAAAAACACATTAATTAAAACACTAGATAATTTTAATTTCAAGGATTTACCTACATCATTAACATCAATGCTTCAAGAATTGGATATGAAACAATGTACCACAAATAAAAAATGTTGTGCTTAAGAATTCAATTCAAAGAATTATTTATAAAATTTGATTTAAATCTATTTTTTTTATTTATTATATTATTACAATTAATAATGAGCCTCTCTAAGAAATTGTATGTGTCTCGCGAAATTATTTTAGAAATGCTATCCCATAGAAATGTTGAAGTTGATGATTATTCTAATTTTTCTCAAGAAGAACTAGATATTATGTATAAAGCTAACCCTAAACTTACCTATGAAATGAACCCTATAGATATGGTATTTCCCAAGAGTAATTTTACAATTAAATATATTCTTCAACCTAAATTACGTTCTAAAGATGTTATGAAATTGGTAGAAGATATGATAGAGGAAAATTCTATAGAAGAAGGTGCGACTATCATTCTTATTATTAGAGATACAATGAAAACCGAAGAAACAATCGAAAACTTCTTTGAGTCTATACTTAAAAAAAATAATATTTATGTTCAGATGTTTGACATTAACAAATTACTTTATAATGTAACCAAACACGTATTGGTACCTAAACACGAAATTATTTCCAATGATGAAAAGGAAGAAGTTATTCGTAAATATAATCTTGAAACTGATGACCAACTTCCTTTAATTAAGAAGAATGACCCAGTAGCCAAATACCACGGTATGAAAGTAGGAAATGTATGTAAAATTACAACGTATAGTGAAACACACGGTATTTATACTAAATATCGTTTATGTGTTTTGTAGGGATTTTATTTCATTTATTGTTTTTTCTAATATAGGTTCGACTTCATCATAGTAAGAATCTTTAATAAATTTTATATAAATATGATTGTGTTGATTTATATTAAGGAAGATTTTCTCGTGAATTTTAAAAAAATTTATATTTTCTTTTAATTTATATGAATAATTGGTAGTACAAGGGAAAAATGGTTCCTTGGTTAGTTGTTGATATATTACACACATATTATTGGTTATATTAGAATAAATTACTTTTTTTTTCATACATACTTTGTCGTGTATTTTATCTAAATAAATATATTGATTTTTTATTGTATTCGAATAGTCTTTATCTTTGTAAAATCCAATAATTTTATTTAATAGTTCTGGTGAATTTTCTTTATCAAAACAATTATTAGATTTCTTTGTTCCAAAATAGATATATCCTTCGTTGAAGTCCATGATTATATTTATTTATAAATTTATATATTTACTATTTTAAATAAAATTAATAAAATTGATTAAAGACATTATTGAATTTAAATTAATAAATATATAACTAATCATGGTTTCGTGTGTCATTTTGCTAACAAACGGCAACATTAAAAATGTCAAATTACCGAATTATAAGAGAACCTATGATAAGGTTATTACAAATAAACTTATGGAAAAATACCTTACAAATTACGAAAGTTCGAAATGTTCTATTGTAGGAAAATGGAGTAATAAAGATAATAGTGAAACTATAGTAGCTTATGGGTATATTGAAGGTTATCACGAAAATAACCACGAATTACCACCCAATAATAAAATATCACTAGAAATGATATATGGAGATATATTGATATTAAAAGTAAATAGTAAGAAAAATATTATTGATATAGACTGCGATGCTTATGAAAAGATTTACAAAAATATGTTTTCTAATAATGATGTTAATGAAACCGACGACGACGAAGACGAAGGTGATGAACAAGATATTTATCAAGAAAGTGATTCTAACTCTGACGACGATCTAGAAGAAAATTTTACAGATTATGAAATCGAAATTGAAAAGGATGATAATCAAGATGATATAGAAGAAAATGTAATTGTCGATGAAACTATTGATAAAGAAGAAGATGATATTGAACCAGTAAATATAATAGATGAAGAAATAAACACTACTCGTAAACAAATGTTAGATATTTTCAAGAAAGTTTTAGATGAACAAAATGCAATTACTCTAGAGAAAGCGGTTTTTAAACAAACTATTGAATTGGGGCAAAAACGCAATATTATTGTAAATTGGGAAAATGAAATTTTCAAAAAAATGTATATAAATAAATCTAGGTCAATGTATAGTAATATTACTAATAAATCAAATAAAGACCTTCCTAAAATTATCAAAAATATAGAAACACTACCATTTATGAGTTTCCAGGAAATATATCCTAAACATTGGAAAGAACTTATGGATACAAAATACAAACGCGATAAATATCTTTATGAAGAAAAACAAGAAGCAATGACTGACCAATTCAAATGTGGACGATGTAAATCGCGCGAATGTACTTATTATGAACTACAAACACGTAGTGCGGATGAAGCAATGACTACATTTATTACTTGTTTGAAATGTGGTAATAGATGGAAACAATAAAAAAATAATTTTATATAAGAAGAATTATGACTGAAAGTGAGGCCTAACTAAGGTCCTCTAATTTCCAATAGTCTATATGTTTTCCATCTACACGTTTTAAAATAAATGGTGTTTTACGTGCATCTAGTTCACGTTCAGCAAACACTCTAACATCATCAGTATCTTTAGGAATAGGTATTCTTAGTTCTGCTCCGTGTGTAAGTTGTTCCGATCGCACACCTATAATAGCAGCTCTTTCGTGATGAAATAAATATGGTTCGTAGATATTGTTTTTTTTAATTTCTTCATAATTATCCAGAATCTCAGCATTATCAAAGTACTCTTCGACACTAAATTCAAAATGAGATGTCATGATGATTATATTATGTTAAATACAGAAAAAAACTTTAAATTTCAATTTTTATTTTTATTAATAATTTACCAAATATAAGGTTCTATTTTTTCCTTTTTACAATCTAAACAAACATAGATATATTTCATATTCTTATTATCATAATTAATATATATAATATTCGGTTTTTTTGATGGACATTGCTTATTAGGACACTTAATTCCTAGCGCTTTCGGCAATGTTGGGTCATTAAATGTATACTCGTTAAGAAGTGTTTCTTTTCTAATTACATCTATATTATAATTTTCTTCATATACACAATTGGATTTATTTATAGAAGCGTCGTAGTCTTTACCACACGTTTTACAATTGTATTTTAATTCATTTTCATCGGTATTTACTTTCACGTAAAGCATATTGTCACACGTATCGCAAAAATTCATGATTGTATTATTAATATAAAAATAAATTTAAATTTAAATTTTATATCAATTTTATAATTTATTATTAATCATTTTATTCCATCGTTTATTTCCTTTTAGTGTGATTTTAACTATATATTTATTCCCATCTAATCCTTCTTTGATTGTTCCTTCGTCAAACTTCTTCGCGGGTTCTGTGGGAACTTTTCGGATGTTCTTTTTAGTTTCTATAACGTATTCTTTTGCAGCGTCGGTTTCAAGTGCAGCGTCGGTTTCAAGTGCAGCGTCGGTTTCAAGTGCAGCGTCGGTTTCAAGTGCAGCGTCGGTTTCAAGCTCCGTGTATTTAGCCAACAATACCATAAGTTTATTATAATAATATTCATATTCAGGCATTAATGACATAGAATATATAGACGAAGTTAATAACGCTCTGTGTTTTTTCATATTTTTTTCTAAATAGTTAATAAAATACTCCTTATTTTTTATGAGATTTTTAATCATAATGTCTGTGAAAACCCTATAACTACGTGCTGGGTTTTCTATAGTATCAATAACCGACACACATACATTTCCATATTCGATAATCTTATTATAATTATCTGACCGAACATCCTTACAAAATTCCCATCCAGGTTCGTTCTGAATAGGATATTCGTGTAGTAGTGTTTGCATAGACAATAATACTGTGCTTAGCGTACAGCAACTTGTCCATCCAGGACCAGCCCAAGTTCCTAAGATAGATAAACATACTTTACCATTTACGTATAAATTCGGATTGAATCTAATACTATGTCCATATGTCTCAAATCTAACACTTGGCGGTTTCATTGGGTAATCCTTAGGGAATTTTATATCAAATAAATAATTACCATTAGCATAAGGGGTATCTTTTGGCCCAAATATCAAAGCATTCATTTGATATATATTATCATCACTATAATTAATGAAAATTCCTTGGTCATTAAGACCTGATTTGTTAAAGTTTTTAATATCGGCCATTATACGTTTGGTAGCAAGTTGAGCCATAATGATTAATTATATTATAATTATAATTATAGTTTAAATAATTATTTTCAAATTTTTATATTCTATGGTGTAGGTTCTTATAATACATAGTTAATAATATAATATTTTACACCTTTAAAAAAATTGATTTCACTATTTAATATTGAGATATTTATAAATCACTTAAAATATTTTCTAGTTAATTCATAAAATGGCGACTCTTTCAAAATCCCAATTGAACCAATTTTTGAAAAATCATAAAAGAAAGGATAATGAAGAATATACACATACTGCATTACCTAATTTACCTGAAAGTTTCGCGGGGTCTTATTGTATCCCAAAAGAAGATTACGATACATTTCTAAATCTTTACTATGAAAGTGTATTTAAATATAAAAATAATGCGTTTTTAACAGAAAAACACTTAGATTACAGTCCTATATTGATTGATTTGGATTTTAGATTCCCATTATCAAAGAAGGATCGTGTCTATGATACACAATTTATTGAATCATTTCTTAAAATCTATATGAAACATGTTGAAAAGATTACAGAATGTGAAAATGTAGAAATATTCGTTATGGAAAAGAAAACAACTAAACCTGACGAAGAAAAGAAGATCGTTAAAGACGGTATTCACATTATGATTCCGGATATTGTTACTGTTCCACGTATGCAATATGTGTTGCGGTATCGCGTTATAAATGACCCTGAAACAAAGGCACTTATGGAAACAATCAAACCTACAAATAGTCTCGACGACATTATTGATTTGTGTGTGATTGAAAGAAATAACTGGCAAATGTATGGGTCTATGAAATCCAATAATGAACCTTATTTGGTTACCCATATTTATAACTATAATACGGATGATGACCTTGACGAACTTGATATTAAAGGTAATTATAAAAAAAAAGAAATTCTTAATAAACTTAGTCTTAGAAACATAACCCAAGATAAAATTAGTGAAATACACGAAGAAGCATACGAATCTATAGATAAGGATTATGAAACAATGGGTAAAGATTACAAAATGATACGTTCTAAAAATAAAAAGAAAAATAAAAAAAAAACTAAAACACAAAGTAAGGTGAAAAATAACTTGAATGGTGAATTTACTCCAGAACAAGAACAAAAAGAACTAAATAAAATTAAGACACTTGTAGATATTTTAAATCCTAGTAGAGCAGAATCCTATAATATGTGGATACAGTTAGGTTGGTGTCTCCATAATATTGATTACAGACTCCTTGATGCTTGGGTTAGTTTCTCCAAGAAATCGCCGAAATATCAAGATGGTGAATGTGAAGATGAATGGGAACATATGGACACTTCTGGTCTGGGGCTAGGAACATTATATATGTGGTGTAAACACGACAATTTATCAAAATACAAAGAAATAACTTCCCACGACTTAAATATGCTTATTTATCGGTCATTGAATGGCTCACATAACGATATATCGCGTGTTATGTATGAAATGTTCAAAGACGAGTTTATTTATGGTGTTAGTAAAAATTGGTATCAATATAAAAGCCATAGGTGGCATAGAATTAGAGATGGTGTTCCATTGAAACAGAAAATATCAAATCAGTTGCTTAATGAATATCTTAGATATAGTAATAAACTATCAAATAAAATTCAGACATTATCGGATGATGATCCCATTAAACAAATCGAACTTTCTAAATTTGAAATGACACAAAAAGTTGTAGGAAAACTTAAACAAAATAGTTTCAAGAAATCATTGATGGATGAATGTATCGAAATGTTCTATAATGAAGAAATAGAACAAAAACTTGATACAAATATGTATCTCATTGGTTTCGAAAATGGTGTATATGACTTGAATAACGATTTATTTCGTGAAGGTATTCCTGATGATTTCCTAAGTTTTAGTACTGGGATCAATTACGAAGAATTCAATGAAGACGATGAAGTCATCAAACAAGTTAAACTTTTCCTAAGTCAAATTATTCCTGTTGATGCGACACGTGAATATGTATTAACCCTTATGTCTAGTTTTCTTGATGGTAAAATTTCAGAAGAAAAATTCCCAATATGGACCGGAAGTGGTGGTAATGGTAAATCTAAATTTATTGAATTGTTTTGTAAGGGATTTGGCGATTATACTAGTGTATTGCCTACATCACTTATTACACAAAAAAGAGGTCGGTCAGAACAATGTAATCCTATATTAGTTCAGACCAAAGGTAAACGGTTCTGTTATTTTCAAGAACCCGATACTGGAGATAAAATTAATGTTGGACTTATGAAGGAACTTACTGGTGGTGATAAAATCAAAGCCAGAGGATTATATGTTGATGCTATAGAATTTAAACCACAATTCAAACTTGTATTGGCTTGTAATGACTTGCCGGATATGGGTAATGGAAATGATGATGGTGTTTGGCGTCGTGTTCGTGTTGTGCGCTTTACATCGAAATTTAGAGATGACCCAGATCCTAAAGACCCAAATCAATTCCCAATTGATCACAACTTGTCTGAAAAGTTTGATTATTGGATGGAACCATTTATGTATATGTTGCTCCAGTATTATAAACACTATAAGAAAGAAGGGCTTTATGAACCACCTGCTGTTAGACTTGAAACACAGAATTATCAAAATGATTCAGACTGTTTCTCACAATTCTTCAATGAATGTATAGAAGAAAAACCTGGAGACTGTATCCATCTTGATATCGCTTTTAAGGCATTTATCGATTGGTTTAACATTTCATTTGGTAATAATAGTAAGCATCCAAGTAGAAAAGATCTAAAAACAAATATGATTAAGAAATTTGGACAAAGTGATAGAAATGGTGTAAGATTTAAAGGTATTGGTTTCTTACCAGTAGAAAATAAAAACGATAATTCATTCATCAATGATGAAGAAGCCGAAGCCGAAGCCGAAGAATCTGAAGCCGAAGAATCTGAAGCCGAAGAATCTGATATCGAACACGGATTAGATAATTAAATTATTTAGTTATTATGGCCCATAATGTGGTTCCTATTAGTCCCAATACAGTTAATATAGTTACATAAAAGAGTATTAAATTAATATTCTTTCGTTCGTGTAAAACATTTGAATTATATTTATAGTTTCTCATTTCGGAACTATATTTTTCATCATTTTTTTTTATTTTTTCGTTTTGTGTTTTAAGGTCGTCGCTGATATTTTCAATGAGTGTCTCGTTTTTGAGTTTAAATGAATGTTCAAGTACAGCAACATTTATATGATATTTATAGATATCTAGAATTGTATAGAGTTCGGTTTTTTTGTGTTCTAATGCTTTTTCCAATTCGGTTTGTTCCTTTTTTTTATCTTCATTAGATTTTTCTTTGGTATTAGTATTATTTGATGGTCTAAAAGCACCATATCCTTGTATATTTCCCATTATATTATAAAAATATTATTTACTCACAAGATATAGAATTTTTTAATAATATTAAATCGTTAATATTGACTATAATTTCTTTGATTTCACGGGGACGGCCATATGAAGTCTTATTTAGGTTGGCTTCAATTGTATTAATATTCATCAATACAATAACTTGTTCTTCATTAAGTTTTTTTACTATTGTTGCTTGATATCTAACATTTTGTTCTTCGTAACCGCCGATTGTAAATCCACCATTTTTACATAATACAACGGAACCTTCTTTTAATAAATTCATATTAGTTTTCTTATATGGAACCACCTTATCATAGGAAACCTTTTCAAAACCTAAATTGCCTTTTAATTCAATTACACAGTCATCTTCATCAAGTTTCGTTGCTTTGCCTTCGACATAAACGTGGAAAAACTCTTTATCTATATATTCCTTTAAAATATTATTCATTTCTGTAAAATCTTGTTTAGCATTGAATGAAATATTATTACTGCGTTGTATTTTTTTTAATATGTATACTGGAGCATTTATATTAATACAATCGTTTAATGGCACTTGTGGTATAAGCCAAGTGTTGTTTGGTGAAGAATCAATAGGACCCATTTTTAATCCATTATTTTCTTCGTATAGACATTGGTTATTGTTAGTAAGTAAATTATTGCCAGTATAACTAAATTTTTGATTATCTTTATTTTCATTACTAATTTTACTAATTACTACATTATTATCTGTTATTGTTAAACCATAGTTCGGTTTAGATTTTAGTCGTATTGTATTATCAATAGTATAATATATCCAAGCGTTTGAATAATCATCAAACGATGTTTGGGTTTCCATTTTGAGAGCACCTTGATTCAAATCGGTCCAATACGAACTTGGTAGATTAATGGAATTATTTGTATCAATATTAATTATTTGATATTTAGTTATGGATGAAACTACATTCGAATATTTGATTGGAAGAGACACCGGAACACTACTTGGTTCATCTTCTACTATAAAAGTAGCACTATCTATTTCATTCGCTTGTGGCTTATGTAAATATAGGCGTTCATTATAAGTTTTAGGCCGTGTATTAAGATTAAATATGGGATAGTTGAATTCCGAAGGTCTTTTATTTTCATCATTGCTATTGTAGGCAATAAAATAACTTTTATCATTACTATACCACAAACTCATTGGTTTTGTGCCATTCACGGCATCAACAGGTTGTTTATATGCCATAGAACCTATATCTACTTGGTTCAAATATTCAAAGGCTATTGTATAATAATTAGTCCTTTTAGGTTTCACAGAAGACGTTGTAAAAATATTACCAAGCGCAATATATCCTTCCTTGGCAACCATTTTCCATATATATTGTGAATTATTTGTTTTATAAATTAAAACAAAATCAATTGGATGAGCTGTGGCCCCCATAACAATATTAGTATATACGGTTTTTGGGTCTTTATTTTCCTCCATTAATACTTGTCCATAACATTTGTAATTATTCTCTGACAGTGGTTCATAAACTTTTATTATGGTCTCGCCATTGCTTAGACTAGTAATCAATTTATAAGAGTTCGTGGTCTTGGTGTATAATTGGGTTTTGTAATTAAATCCCAGGCGATGTTTTAGATAATATTTGACGTTATTTTTGATTTGACATATACTTATTGTATTTTTTCCAGAAACAAGGGACTTAACGGGGTAAAATGAGGCAACATCTTTATTCATAGGATATTCTTGGAAACTCAACCAACAACAACCATCATTGGAACTTAGATATCTATTACCTAGTTTAATACTAATTGTTCCCGCTTTTCCATCTAAACCTTCTTCAATCTCAAAATAAGAGTTATTTAGGTTGTAGTTAGGACTAATAATAGGAAGATTATTTTTTTCAATCATTCTCAAATTATTATAAAGAATTGGTTTTAATCGGATATTATTATGATTATACCGAAATTGGAATACGACAGGTATATCTATATCTGATACTGGTTGGAATTGCGAATTAATATTGGGAACACGGTCCGGGGGATTATAATTGATTAAATGATTCGGTTTCATTACTATTGAAAATTTCTTGAATTTTTTCATATACGTTTTTAGATTTTGGTCTATTTCTTGGAAATTCATACACGTAAACTGACATCCCAAATTGAAAGCGTCATATGGATTATAATTCATTTTAAAGAAATCGTGTTCCGGTGTAACAATAGTTAGTCCGTTTTTGTTTTCTTTTGGTAAGTTAAGTAATTTATAGGACTTATTGAAGAATTTTAATTGTGTCTTATTACCTGAAAACTCCTCGACGAATTCTATACTACTATTTAGTATAAGTTGTTTATGTGTTACTTGATCAATTTCATAATAGTTATCTTCGGAATCATTTTTCTTAGAACCGTTAATTTTTACTATGAATGATTTATTAATACCTAATTTAATGAAATCTATTTCATCTTCTAATTGAATAAAGTTCTTAATGAATCTTATTTTAGTGCTAGTCATAGTTACAAGTGGTTTATCTTTTGGATTTGATATTAATTCTTTTGTGGGTAATTCATGAATGCCAAGTAAATTCAAATAACTACTTGATGTATCCATATGAGTTATAGATTTCAATTTAGATTTATCATTATTGCTTGTGGTAAAAATAAGCAATTTTCCCATTAAACTACACATTGGGGTTCTACTAACATTAGTATTAAACTTTTCATATAAAAGATGTCCACACGTTGATTTGATTATTTCATATAATTTATCCAATGTATTATAATTATTGGATACACGTAAATCCAAAAATACAATAAATGGATCCGTATAATTATCAATGAATTTTTCACTAAAAGCATATTCTCCAATGAGTTTGAAAATGCTAGATGGACTAATGCTATTTTGCGATGTTAATAATGTTCCATAACTATTACCCGTTGATAATACTGGTTCTGTATCGTATTTTGCTTCTTTATTGAATACTTGTAAATAGGTAAAACGGGCTCCATATTTAATCACTTTATTAAACATCGTTTCTGAAGTATAGTCAAGTTTCTGGTATCCTGTTAAATATGGTAAATAAGCACTTGAAACATAGAATTCACTTAATGTTTTATTGGACTTTGTACCACAAAAATCGTAGGCAGCGCGTTTATTGTATTTAAGAAATTCTTTTTCGAATCCATTAATAGTGGATTGAGTACGGTGCTGTAATGAAAGAAACTTCCAACATATAAGAATTAATACTATAATTACACTTGTAATTATGTAAAATTTGTTAGTATTTACAAATGTTCTTACATTATCCATTAATAAAATATTAGATTTTAATTATAAATTAAACATTGTGTCAAGACTCATTACTATTTTTTCCCTTTCTGAAATAGGGTCTTCGGTGTTATTTACTTGCTTTTTTTGTGTTTCGAATTTTATAGTTTGTCTTCGTCGCTTCCAAGTGAATTTTTTCTTGGATAAAACAAGGAAATTTACCTTTGAAATGACCTGAATTATAGTATCTCTTTTATCGATAGTAGGTTGATTAATATCTAATAGTTCATTAGCACATAATAATTTAATAGCGTGAATAATCATCATAATAGATTTTGATTTGGTATATTGGTACAAAGATAACTCAAAAAGATTACTTACTAATGATTGTTTTTTACTATTACTATATGTTTCATTAAGAAAGATATACCATATATACATATTGAAATCAGTATAATATTTCTT